ATCAGCGAAACTGATTGGGGAGATTTTGTGGAACTAGAGTTCACGGATGTAGACGAGAAGTTTATAGTCTCCTTAGGAGATGTTTTCAGCAGAACGTCGAAAGATTTCATCCGAAGGGTCGGAAACCTTAATCTTGGAGAGGAAATCAACTTTGGCCTGTGGTCTATGGAGACGGACGACGGTAAGAAGAGAAATGGTGTCAAGATGTACCAGAACGACGAGAAGGTCGAGTACTTCCTTACCTACGAAGACATGCCGGAACCGGTACAGACCAAGAAAGGACGTAAGGTGGAGTGGAACTACGACGAGCAAGAGGCCTACCTGTATGAGCAATTGACCTCGTTTATGGAGGAGAATTTTAAGCCGGACCTGAGCAAGGACAAGGAGGCCGAACCGGAGAAAGAGGAGAAGGAGAAAAAGCCTGCTGTAAAAGAGCAGAAGTCTATTAGAAGGCCTAGAGCTGGGGCTAAGGACGGAGCGGAGAAGGATAATGACCTCCCATTCTGACAATGGTCAAAGTAGGTAAATTATGGGGGAATGCGAGGTTTTCTTCGCTTCCCCCTTATTCTAAACTACTGTATTTATATTTAGTCACGCATTCCAGCATAAGTACGTTGGGAGTATTGGAGTTGAGCAGTGACAGGATTATACTCGACTTGGGACTAAAGGATTTTGACCAGTTGGTAGAATACGGAAAAATACTCGACGACGAGGGGTTCATAAGATGGATTACCAAGGACAGGCTCCACATCTTCATAATAAAAGAGCACTTCCTTTCTTTACCAAAATCAAAACTGAACATACGAAAAGCTGTAGATGAGGGCAAGAGCTCTCGCTATAGAAAAGAACTTCTTGATATCTACGATTCCAGTGACTTCAAGCCTACAATGGCATTCGTGCCACCGACCCCAGAAGAAGTTACAAATTACGCCCTAAGTCTAGGGTACGTAGTAAATGGTAAAACTTTTGTGGATTACTATTCTGATTTAGATTGGCACAATAAAAAAAATGTCAAGGTTAGGAGTTGGAAAAAAACCCTAGAACGTGTATGGTGCAGACCGGAGAACAAGTTAGAGGCCGCCGAGGGTGCTCCAAAAGGGTATGAATATTTTCACGTTACCTTAGATAACGGAGAGAGGGTGTCTCCCGAGGTTTGGAAAAGCGGATTGCCCATGCACCATAATTACTTACATTCAGAGTTACTGAGAGAGGAATACAGAAGAAGTTTGGAAAGCAGTTAATGGGTACGAAGGTGTATACGAAGTCAGCAACCTAGGCAGGGTTAGGTCATTAGATAGAATTACTGCGGACGCGTCTAAAAAAGGAGTAGGCTGTTTAGGGGCAGGGTCTTAAAACCTACCCTTACTAAAAAAGGATACACATCCGTAAACTTGCACAAAAAAAGTAAAAGAGTTCTGTTTACAATTCATGTATTAGTTGCTATCGCCTTTAAGGAACATATACCTAACGGTAATGTTTTAGTAGTAGACCATATTAATAATATTAAAACGGACAATAGGGCCACTAACTTGAGAATAGTAACTAACAGAGAAAATTGTTCCAAAAGAATTAAATCTTACTCTAGTAAATTTATAGGCGTGAGCTGGGACAAGGCTAGAAAAATGTGGGTATCAGCAATTCAAATAAAAGGTAAACACAGACATCTAGGGCACTTTGATGACGAAGAAGAGGCGAGCAAAGCTTATCAAAAAGCACTAAAAGAATTATGTACAGAGACATAGCAAATAAGTACCTAAGTGCCGGATTAAACCCAGTGCCCTTGAATAAAGGGGAAAAGGTTCCTAACATAATCGGATGGACAAACCCTATTAAAGAAGACCTTAGTCAATATAATTTCGAGGAGATAGGCATTTGTACCGGGCTTGTGTCCGGAGGATTAGAGGCTATTGATTTTGATTTAGACGTGTTAGACAATCCGGACGAAGTCTGGGAGGAGTGGAAGTCTAAAGTGCCTAAGAATATTCTCAGAAAGTTAGTAGTACTGAGGACTAGGAGCGGGGGCTACCATGTTCTATACAGAACCGATGTTTTAGAGGGTAACCAAAAACTTGCTTGTAAGGAGACTAAAGAAGTTATAATAGAGACCCGGGCAGACGGAGGGTATATAAAAACATACCCTTCTGAGGGGTACGAAGTTATCTACGGAAGTTTAGAGGCTGTAAATTTTATTGAGCAGTATGAACGAAACGTTCTTATTACAACCTCCAAACTTTACGACGAAAGGATAAAGTCCAAGAAGACCTTTTATGCCGATGGGGAGTACAACGACCCGTTTCCATCGTACAATTCTGACCCCGACACTGGTCTGGACATTTTAGAGGAGCACGGGTGGGAGGTATTAAAAGAAGACTCTCAGTGGGTATACTTAAAAAGGCCCGGCAAAAGAAGGGAGGGAGTCTCGGCAACCTACAATCTGGACGGATGTTTCCTCTACGTATTCTCTACCTCAACGGACTTTGAGACGGAAAAGCCCTATAGCAATTCCGCAATATATTGCATTTTGGAGCACGAAGGGGATTATAAGAAGGGGTACAGGGAGTTAAGAAAGGGCGGGCACGGGGCTGAAAGAGAGGGGTATTCAGATAAAGGGCTTAACGACGAAAATCTTGACGATTTTTCATATATCTCGTGGGCCGGGGAGGACGAGGAAAAATTGGAGCAGTTTATCGACGGTACTGTACCATTGGGCCTGTCCTTCGGATGGCCTCAGCTTGACCCTTACTACGTCTACAAAGACAACAGCCTCAACTTCGCCCTTGCCTTCGAGGGGGTCGGAAAGACTTTCATGATTCTCCACAAGCTGGCATCTTTGGCCACATTGTACGGAAAGAAGTTTGCAATATGTTGTGGTGAGAACGATGTCTCGACTGTAAAAAGATACCTCCTAGAAGCGTTGTCCGGCAAGTCCGTTAGCGATTACAAGAACAACAGGAAAGAGCTGCAACTCTTTAAGGACTTCATGTACGCCCACTTCTACATATTCAAGAACGAAACGTTCTATACTGTGGAGGATGTATTGGACAGGGCGGAAAGGTTGAAATCAAAGTATAATCTTGACGGAGTCTTCATCGACCCGTTTTCTTATTTCAAAAAGCCTGCCAGTAACGTGTACAACTACAACGACGACCTTCTGTCAAGGCTTAACATCTATGCAAAGAACGAAATGGCGATATTTATGTCGGTGCATCCCATAACGGAGGCTACAAGGGCGCCAAGGGACGCAGAGGGCTACTTAAAACCCCCTTCACATTACGATGCCATAGGAGGGAACATGTTCGCCAATAGATGTGACGGATTTTTGGTCTACCACAGGATAACGAACCACAGGGTACCCCAACTTAAGAGAATAATGGACATAAGGTCGGCGAAAATTAAGGATTATAGCACGGGTGGCAGTATAACCCCTGCCAATGAGTCCACGGCATTTTCATATAAGACCGTTGATGGGTTTACCGGATACTTCGACTCTTCTGGATTCAATCCTATAATGAACTCACAAAGGAAGAAGGTAAGGAAGGTAGAGTCAAAGCCTTTGCCGAGGGTTGACCCGACGGATGCATTTGGATAAAAGTTTAATTAAAATTAAGTAAGTATGAGTATACTAAATCTAAAAGATTTCGAGGATAGGTTAAATAAAGACTACCCTCAACTGGACCAACTGAAATCAAAAAAGCAGCTAAAGGCTCCGAAAGACTTGGACAACAGCAACAAAAAAGGAGGCGCCAAAAGGTACAACAAAGGTAAGTCCAGACACGTTCTCCTCCCTCCTTTCGCAAAAGAGGCTCTGGCCGACGTTTACACAAGGGGTGCCCATAAGTATTCCGTGTACAAAGACCCAAGCGGAAAACTTATACAAGGGAAGGACTTCCCTTTTTCTGACGTAGGTAAGTACGAACTTATCGAGGATGCCAGTAATAATTGGAGGCTAGGTCAGGATTGGATGGGGTGCATGGATTCCGCCATGAGGCACATAGAGGCATGGAAATCCGGAGAGGATTTTGATAGTGAACTAGGTACGTACCATTTGGCCAATGCCGCTTGGGGACTTTTCAGCCTATTGGAGTTCTATAAGATATTTCCGGAAGGTGACAACAGGCCGCATGCTTACCTGAACGAGAAGAAGATAGGGCTGGATATAGACGAGGTCCTTGCAGATTGGGTAGGGGATTGGACGGACATGAGGGGGCTGGAAACCCCTTCCAGTTGGTATTTTGACAGGGAGTTGTTGCAGAAGTTCGAGGAGATGAAAGCCTCCGGGGAGCTGGACAAATTTTACATGAACTTGAAGCCACTTATCAACCCTAGTGATATACCCTTCGAACCCCATTGTTATATTACATCACGTCCGGTCGATTCCTCGGTTACCGAGGCTTGGTTGGCAAAGCACGGATTTCCCGCCAGACCGGTATTCACTACCACTAGCGAAAGGACCAAAGTGGTTATAGCCAAAGAGCAGGGACTGGATATATTCGTCGATGACGGATGGCACAATTTTAAGTCGTTGAACCAAGCGGGCATATGTACGTTCCTGATGGATGCTCCTCACAACCAGAGGTATTCGGTAGGGTTTAAAAGAATCAAATGCTTAAAAGATATACTTTAAATGGAGACAAACGTAGAATTTCAAGGATTTCCTAAGATGGCAAGGCTATCTAGGGACGTCGTAATCACAGAAAAGATAGACGGCACAAATGCCCAGATATTTATAACAGAAGATGGAGACTTATTTGTAGGAAGCCGTAACAGATGGATTACTCCTAATAACGACAATTATGGATTTGCAAGATGGGTGGAGGGCAATAGGGATGACATTCTTAAGTTGGGTCCGGGACGGCATTTCGGGGAATGGTGGGGAAGTGGTATCCAAAGGGGATACGGGCTTACTAAAGGGGATAAAAGATTGTCTCTTTTCAATACCAGTAGGTGGGCACTTTACGGAACAGAGCCGCAAAGGATACCTACAGCGGACCCGAGTATAGAGAAATATAAAGATTTATTGCCGGAGTGTGTAGGCCTAGTCCCCGAGTTATATAGGGGACCTTTTAATACAAGGGATATTGATACGTTTTTAAGTATTTTAGGCGAGAGGGGCAGCTTGGCGTCCAAAGGATTTATGGACCCAGAGGGTATCATAGTGTTCCACACAGCGGCGAATATAGGTTTTAAGAAGACTTTAAAAGATGACGGGGCACCTAAATCAACACTATTATGACGGAGGTTTGGGGGGATGTAAAGGGGTTCGAAGGGCTTTATCAAATAAGCAATAAATTTGGAGATATTTAAAAAACAAATAGTATGTTATACGTGATTGATGTCGAAACTAATGGTCTTAAATCTACTAAAATTTGGGTCATGTCCGTTGGATACAAGGACAAGGACGGAGGGTGGCAGGTCAAGTCCACCCCTGACTACGACGTCATGAGGGATATTATGTCCAACCCCGATAATACGGTAGTTGGGCACTTCTTCAAAATGTTCGACGCCGTAGAGTTGGAGAGGGTGCTAGGATTCAAAATACAAGCAAGGATTGTAGACACGCTGGCCCTGGCTTGGTATATTTTCCCCGAAAGACGGAGCGGGACATTTGGCCTAGAGGCCTTTGGAAAGGATTATGGGATAGAGAAACCCAAGGTAGATGATTGGGAGAACCTCAGCTATGCCGAGTACGCCTTTCGCTGCGAAAGTGACGTTAGGATAAACATAGCCCTATGGGAAGATATTATTTATAGGCTAATAGAGCTGTACGGTAGTTCCGAAAGGGCCAACTCTCTTATAAAGTACCTGATGTTCAAAATGGACTGTCTGGTAGAACAGCAGAGGATTATGACTCTTGTCGATGTGGATACGGTCAAGGCTAACATAAACATCCTTACGCCACTGTTAAAAGAAAAAGAGGATGCCCTTAAGGAAGCCATGCCCAAGACCGTCATAGACAAGTGCAAGCCGAAGAAGATGTATAAAAAGGATAACAGCGTGTCGGCATTGGGCGAGAAATGGTTCGAGTATCTAAGGGAGAACGGTTTGCCCCTGAACACCGAGGTAGTTTACCAAGAGCCGAACCCGAGCTCTACGTCCCAAGTAAAGGATTGGCTGTTTTCATTGGGATGGGAGCCGGAGATATTCAACGATGGCGCCAACGGCCCCGTGCCACAGATAAGGAACAAGGACAAGGAACTGTGTTCGAGCGTAACGGATTTGGCCAGTAAGGACCCCTCCATAAACGAACTTGATGGGCTTACGGTAATTAACCATAGGCTTGGAGTGCTTAACGGTTTCTTGGATTCTGTTGACGACGACGGATATTGTATCGCAGGGGCGGTAGGGTTTACGAACACCTTGAGGCTAAGGCACTCAAAACCTATCGTGAATTTACCGGGGGTTACTGGAGATATCCACAAGGACATGGACGAGGGGGGGATGACCAAAGCGGAGGCAGTTTCCGAGAACTTAAGGGACGGCCAGATAATAAGGGAATGTATCGTGGCTCCGGAGGGGTACGTAGTTTGTGGGTCGGATATATCTTCTTTAGAAGACCAATGCAAGAGGCACTACATGTACGACTATGACCCGGAGTATGTAATAGAGCAGATGGAAGAGGGCTTCGACCCCCATTTGGATTTGGCACTTAGGGCCGGAGCTATCACGGAAGAGGAGTTGGAGCTGTACAAGGCCGGAGACAAGGAGGTAAAGTCTAGGCTGAAACCTATCAGGGATATTTATAAAGTGGCCAATTACAGTTGTATTTACAAAGTAGGGGCGGAGAAGTTGGGCAAGACGGTAGGAATGAAAACCAGAGAAGCTAAGGCCTTAATACAATCCTACTGGGACAGGAACTGGTCCATAAAACAACTTCCAAACGACATTGAGGTCAAGACCATAAACGACCAGATGTGGTTACTCAATCCAGTGAGCAGGCTGTGGTATTCGGTACGTTCGGAGAGGGATATTTTCAGTACCCTTAACCAAGGAACAGGGGCATTCGTGTTCGATGTATGGCTAAAGTACATGATGTCGGAGGGAGTAATTCCTTTCCTACAGTACCACGATGAAATGGTAGCGTTGATAGAAGAAGGAAGGGAGGGGGAAACTAAGAGGATAATAGAGGAATCTATGGTCAAGGTAAATGATTTGCTGAAATTGAACGTTGTTATAGGGGTGGACGTTCAGTTTGGTCAGACGTATGCGGACGTACATTAATTTAATAGGAAATTCTTTGGAAGTAACGGTAAATTTTCTTATCTTTACTTATGGCAAAAAGACAGACTAACGCACGCAAGGTCGTGTACGACGGAATACAGTTTCGGTCCATGTTGGAAAGGAACATGTATAAACTACTGAAAGAGGCAGGAATACCTTTTTCCTACGAAGAGCAGAGGTTTGAAATCGACTCGGGATTCATTTCCCCCCACGATTCCTACGAAAGGTTCATGAACGGAAAGGGCGTATTCATGAACAGGGGTGGGAAGAAGTACAATAGTTCGATATACACTCCGGATTTTCTTCCTCCCGTAGGTGAGCCCCTAAAGTGGGTCATAGAGATAAAGGGAAGGTCCTTTCCGGATTTTTCTAGAACGTGGAGGGCATTCAAGAAGATGCTATTAAAAAAAGACCTTAACCCCGTCTGCTTCGTTCCGAGGGATTTGCAGGATTGCAAGGAGACCATTAAAATCATCAAGACGTTGTGAAAAGAGAATCAGTAGACAGTCGGAGAATCCGCATAATCAATTATCAGACGGAAGATATCCACATGGACGTTTCCAACCTTAACGAATCCCTTGTGGACAGGGACAGGGTGGAGTGCATAGAGATTATCGAGTCGATAAGAACCAGACTTAATATTTTAAAAGAACAGATTGTAAATGGAGAAATCTTGTGAAGAACGGATGTCAAAACAGTTCAAGGACTTAACACAGGAGGAGAAGGGGGTCATAATAGACCTGTACTCCTCGGAGGGCGTTTCTCGAAAAGAGGCGCAGGAACAGTTGGCCGAAAGGTTCGGTGTAACGGAGAGGTCCATAAGGAACTGGGCAAAAGAGCTGGAGATAGGCCTAATGGCCAAGAATATTTCCAACGGGTCCAAAATCCTTATCTACGACATAGAGACACCTAGGTTAAGGGCCAATGTCTGGTGGTCGGGAAAGCAGTTCGTGAACGGCAACGATGTTATAGACGAACCTAAAATTATCACGGTAGCGTGGAAGTGGTTCGGAGAGAACAAAGTGTTTACGAAGACGTGGGACGAGAACCACGATGACAGGGAACTGGTAGAGGTTTTTCTAAAAGAGTACAACGAGGCCGACCTAGTGGTAGGAGTAAACAATAACAACTTCGACAATAGGTGGGTCAACGCACGTGCAATGAAGCATGGACTGCACGTCAATATGTTCGTAAAGTCTCTGGACCTACAAAAGCAGATGAAGAGGATAGCAAGACTACCATCCTACGCCCTGAAATACATGTGCAAGTTTTTCGACGTCACCATGAAGCTGGGACATGAAGGGCTGTTGATGTGGGAGATGGTACAGTACGGTACCCCGGCCCAGCAGAAGGAGTACCTGAAAAAGATGGAGGTGTACAATATAGGTGATATTATATCTACGGAAGAGGTCTACGTAAAGATGATACCCTATATGAGGCATGCGGCCCACTTGGGGGTAGCGGTCGGTAATGATAAATACAGTTGCCCTACTTGCGGGGAAACGGAAAAACTAATTTACCTAGGGGATACCATAACACCGGCAGGGACCATACAGAGGTTAATGAAATGCGGGGTCGATGGGTCCCAGTACAAACTATCCAATAGGGAATATCTGAAATGGACAACGGAAACAATTTAATTTAAACAAGTAAAAATGAAAGAGTACATGATTTTACAGGAGGCCCTAGACAAGGCCACGCAAAGGGGTTCGTTTAACCTCCAAGAGGTTGGCATCATTATGTCAGCTTTAAAAGGAGTCCACGGAGACTTAGAAGTGCTCCCCAAGATTAGGGAAGAGTTGGACGGCTACAGAAAAAGAGAGGGGTCCGCTAAAGACCTGCAAGCTAGAATCCCCGAGGCCAGTAATTTGCCCGAAGATGAGAGGACTCCAATGGACGTAGAGTGCGCCCCAAAAACCAAAAAGAACATATGAAACTCCTTAACGACAGAATACTTATAAAACGTTACACTACATCCACCGTGGACAAAGATACGGGAATGGAGTGGAGGGTCGATGGCGACTATCTCCCAAGAGCGGAAGTTATAGCAGTCTCCGACGAACTTAAAATGTCCTCGGACAAGGTCAACGTACCGGATGTCGGCGACCACGTGTACTACGTAGAACCAAGAGAAAAAGGAAAAATCAAATTTAACGAAGAGGACCATTTTGCAATACCCTTCGGAAGCATAGTAGCGATAATATGACAGACAGAAAAAACATTCCGTACGTCAAGGCGTACGACGCCAGTGGCGAGCTTATAAACCCTATATTGTTCTCGTACCGCGGGTACGGTCCCAACAGGAAAGAGAGAAGGGAGAAAGAGGGCAAGACCTCCAAGAGACCTTTTAGTAACAAAAAAGGAATCCAATTGGCAATAGTACGGGTCGGGCCTTATTCTTTTATGAAATTCGAAAAGAAGCTTATAAAGCAGGGAGAGTCGGACACAAGATTACAGTACTTAGAGAGGAAGAAAGTAAACTAAAATCAGTCAACATTTCTATGAACACTACAATTAAATTTAATAACGAAGCACGGGAGGCCTTAAAAAGGGGAGTCGATGCAGTTGCAAATGCCGTAAAGGTATCCCTTGGGGCAGAAGGACGTAACGTCATATTTCCGGTACAAGTGGGGACCAGTTACAGCTACATCATCTCTAAAGACGGGGTATCGATTGCCAAGTCCATAAGTCCTAGGGACGAGTACGAAAGGATTGGGGCAGAGGTGGTAAAAGAGGCCGCACGTAGGACCAACAGTCAGGCCGGCGACGGAACCACTACCGCAACGGTACTTGCCCAGAGCATTTTTGAGAAAGGTCTAAACCTCTTGTCCTCTTCCGACAATATCTCTTCCGTAGAGCTAAAAAGGGGCATAGACCAAGCTACCAAGGATATTGTAGCCTACTTGGACAAGGTGTCCAAGAAAGTGTCCAAGTCCGATTTGGAGAGCGTGGCCACTATTTCGGCAAACGGGGACACGGAGCTTGGAAAGATTATAGCCAAGGCCTTCAATAAGATAGGCAAGCACGGGACAGTGGTGACCGCTGTATCCGATACCAGTGATACCTATGTCGAACTTCGCGACGGGGTGCAGTTGGACAGGGGATTCTACCACCAGAATTTCATAACTAACAAGGTGAAGGACGTATGCGAACTCGACCAGCCTTTCGTACTCCTACACAAAGGGAAGCTAGAGAAGGGGGATGCAATAGTAAGCCTTTTCAGTGCCGTATTCTCACAGCCAAAGAACACTTTGCTGATTATCGCCGACGATGTTGACCCGTTCGTACTCTCCACTATTTTAGAGAATGTCAAGAAGGGGGCCATAGCCGGAAAGATATGTCTTGTAAAGACTCCCCAGATACTCAAGATAGAGAAGGACCTTATGAACGATATCTCCGTACTTACGGGCGCAACGGTCGTGTCCGATGTGGAGGGCGTCAAGCTACGTCCGGAAGTTCTGGGAAGGCTCAGCAAGTGCGTGATATCCGAAAAAGATTCACTGTTGGTAGGGAATGCCGATAACCTTATAGGACTGGTATCCGAGTTGAAGGAGAAAATTTCGGCCACTAAAAATCAGTTCGATAAGCTCGAACTACAGGAAAGGCTGTCCAGAATCACGGGCGGGGTGGCCACACTTTACGTGGGGGCAAAGTCTGATAGTGAGTTGAAGGAGAAGCAGGACAGGGTAGAGGACAGTATAAATGCCACTAGGTCGGCACTTGAAGAAGGCATCGTTGCCGGTGGAGGGGTCGCTCTTGACAATGCTGCAAGTTCGTTGATGTCAGTATCTCCTGTAGAGCTATCCGCCTTTGAGGCAGGTTACCATATAGTGTTGGAATCCTGCTCTGCCCCTGCAAGGCAGATATGTGATAACGCCGGGCGTGAGTATTGCTCATACAATTCCGAAGGATATGGTATCAACGTTAAGACCGGAGAATTTGTGAATATGATTGAAGAGGGAATTATCGACCCTAAAAAGGTTACACGTTGTGCCCTTGAGAACGCTGCGTCAGTGGCGGGTACGTTCCTTACCACAGAGGCGGTAGTAACCGTAGAAAGGTAGTATGAAGAAGACTATAAAGGTCCCGATTTATTTCGGGACCCCTCATATAATAGTGTCGGAAGACCTTAATGGGGAGGCAAAGAAGATAGAGCCGGATTCTAATTTTGATGGAGGGGCGTTCTGTACTGCCACGAAGGATTCACAAGGATATGACCACTACTATACAGCCCTGACCAAAGATTCTCCCCCTAGCGTAGTGGCCCACGAAGCGCTACATTGTGTAGGTTTTATCTAGGCAAACTGCTGTATTAAAATGGACGTGGTCAACGACGAGCCCCAGTGTTATTTATTGGGATGGGTAGTGGAACAATGTCACGATTTCTTGGACAAGTGTAATAAACGATGATTATGGGAGTGTTCAACAGAGTAAAGGCCTTTAAGAGGCTGAATGATATACAGGACGTTACCAAGGAAAAGAACATGTTAGAGGACCTCCTATTCTTCTCTTGGAAGGATAGGGGCAATCTTTCGCACGAAGAAAGGGTAGAGGTAATGGAAAAAGTGGTCAGGAGGATAAAGGAGCACGGGTCCGATAAGGTAAAAAGGGGGCAGGAGCAGTTGATACGTGAGGAGAACGCTTTGGACAGGGTAAAGATGTTGAGCCTGTTTGGTTCAGTGTAGGAATTTAACTTAAAACAATTAAATGAAAAGATTTGAAAATTTAATGGTGGACCTAGAGACAATGGGCACCAAATCCTTTTCGGCCATAACCAGTATAGGGGCCTTAGAGTTTGACATGGCTACCGGAGAGACCGGTAGGGAGTTCTTGGTCAATGTGGACCTAAAGAGTTCCGTAGACCACGGTCTGAAAATAGACCCCGCCACGGTTATCTGGTGGTTGGGCCAAGATAAAAAGGCGCAAAACGATATGCTCAAAAAGGATAACCAGTTGAGCCTGCCCCAAGCCCTTATCAATTTTACGGATTTTATAAATACGAACAGTTATAAGGTCTGGGGAAATTCTGCATCTTTTGACCTAGGTATTTTAGGGAATGCCTACGACGCCGTCGGAATAAGCAGGCCTTGGCATTTCCGCAACGAAATGTGCGTCAGGACCCTTTGTAATTTTTATCCCGAAATAAAAAAGAACGAGCCTTTTAGAGGGACGGCACATAATGCACTACAAGATTGCTATCACCAAGTGAGCTATTGCTATAAGACTTGGGTTAAACTTAGGGGAGCTTGAATACCCTTCTTGTAGAAAGTTGGAGAGACATACTTGGTTATGAGGGTCTGTATCAAATAAGCGATTTCGGGGAGGTTAAGTCCCTCAAAAGATTCGCTCCTAATCCTATTCACGGCCAGATACTAAAGAGGGAGAGGTTGTTAAAAGGATTTCCCGATACGTACGGACACATCCAAGTAAGTCTGTACAAAGACGGAAAAGAGTCTAAAAAGTATGTACATAAGCTAGTGGCGTATTATTTTATGGGTCACGAGACTGACGGGACTACAGAAAAAGTAATAGACCACATAGACGAGGATAAGTCTAACAACAGGAAAGATAACTTACAGATAATATCGCACAAAGAAAACATATCCAAACATTTTAAACTTAAAAAGGGTGAGAATATTAAAAAAATATAACCTAGAGGACTTTCTTTTCATAGACATAGAAACTGCACCAGCGGTTCCGGAGCTTGTTATAGACACTCCTTTGTACGACGCTTGGAGCTACTACTGCATTAAGAACGGCGTAGAAGACGTAGTAGGGAGTTACTTTACGGAGGCTCCCCTGTACGCAGAGTTCGGACGCATAGCCTGTATTACTATAGGGGCAGTAAGGAACGATAAGATTGTTTTGAAAACATTTTCCAACGAGGATGAAAAAGAGCTGTTGGAAGAATTTAATCAGGCCGTCTCCAAGTTCGCCAACAATAAGACTTGGCTTTGTGGGCACGTTATAACCGGATTTGATGCGCCGTTTATAATGAAAAGGTGTTTGATAAATAGGGTAGAGATGCACCAAATATTTGATATGGCCCACGAAAAGCCTTGGACAGTTCCTTATTTCGATACGGCACTTCTGTGGAAAAGTACCGGATTCAAGGTATCTACATTGGTATCAGTGACTACGGCACTTGGACTCCCGTCTCCCAAAGAGGAGTTCAACGGTTCAGATGTCGGGAGGCTGTATTATGAGGGAAAGATTAAGGATATAGTTAAGTATTGTGAAAGGGACGTCGTAGCTGTGGTGAACGTAGTGAGGGTACTAAGGGGGGAGGAGCCTATAGAAGTTTCGGAGCCGGTAGAACAAGAGCCTTTAGGAATCCTAGAGTATATCTTCCTTGGTGGAGAGTACACAGCGGAAATCGCGGAACAATTAAAGACGGCAATTTCCAAGATGACCAAGACCGACAAGGCCAAGGCCATTGAAATCCTGAACGTGCTCCCCTGCAAGGCAAAAGGAAAAGAAACGTCGATTACTAAAAAAGATATTAAAGAATTGATTAATGGGTAGAGTAAAAGTAGTGAAGGACAAACTGGGTAAATTCCCGTACTACGTGGAAATGTGGGACGGGGAGACCAAACTCTGGAAGGCCGAGGTAAGGTATTACGAGGTCGAACAAGATGTGGGGGATTATCCGGACAACGAGAAGAGACGTAATTTTAAAGCTTTGGGAAAGGAGCCAAAATAAGTGTATTAAATATTTTTGTACGTTTGCTACATGAAGAAATGTAGTAAATGTAAGGAGTATAAAGAGGAAGACAGTTTTCACAAAAGCTCTAAATCTAAGGACGGACTAAAATCTTCTTGCAAGGAGTGCGCAAAAGCGTACTCTCAAAAAAGGTACTCCCTTAAAAAAGATTTTATATCTCAAGGCAATAAGAGGTATGCCGAGGCCAATAAGGATAAGAGGTTAGAGTTGGGCAGGAGGTATTATAATCAGAATAAGCAAAGGTGTAATGATAAGAGCCGAAGGTGGCAGAAGAAAAATAAAGAGTATTTGCGAAAGTATACTAGGGAAAGGGCAGCAGATAGGAAAGCTTCGGACCCTATATACAAACTCTCTTGTCGTATAAGGTCCTCTGTTCATAAAATACTTAAGAATAAGAGGGAATCTTCTTCTGAGTACATAGGGTGTGATTATAAGACTTTACTATTACATTTAAATAGTAATTCCTACGGATTTTACTACGGAGACGGTATCACAGACATAGACCATATCACGCCTTTGAACTCTGCCTCTAACGAAGACGAATTGATTAAGTTAACTCACTATACTAACTTACAATTACTTCCCTCTTATTATAACAGGCACATAAAAAAAGAAAAAGAATTTAATAAAAAAGACTTTGAAAAGTGGTTAGCAAAACAATAGATTTACCCAAGAAAGATAAAAAATCCGGAAAAAGTTACATCTCCTATAGCCAGTATAGTAAGTGGAAAAGTAATAAGAAAGAGTATATAAAGAGCTACTTTCTAAATGACGTTTTCGAGTCTAATGCTTATATGGATTTTGGTTCTATGATAGGGGAGGCCCTAGAGAACAACGATTTCTCCGGGTTCACCGAGCAAGAGGTAGAGGTCTTATCCAGAATCACCCGCCTAGACCAATTCGAAAGGGAAATAGCTTGGGACTTTGGAGACTTTTTCGTAAAGGGGTTCATAGATACCAACGACTCCCTGCTCGACGGACTAAGTCCGGACGCAAAAGAAGTAGTCACTAAAATAGTGGACTATAAAACAGGTGACATGAACAAGGTTGCCGTATATGAAGACGATGCATATGACCAAGTCACTATTTATGCCGGGGCCATAGAACAGGAGACGGGCCATTTGCCGACCATGGGTTGGGTAGAGCTTATAGAGCGTACCGGAAACGTCTTTAGGGGAGAGCCTTTGAAGCTTGGCAACAAGGTTGAGGTAATCCCCCAAGACGTCAGTCCGGAGGCGGTAACTAGGGTCAGGGGGAATATACTTAAGGTGGCCAAAGAGATTACGGCATCCTATAAGGTGTTTAATTTGTTAAATTCTATAAAAGTGTAAAATGAAAGACTACGAACCCATCCAAGACTTAGAAACCTTTATTAAATCACACCCTAACGTGGCCTCGTTCAAAGAATGGGCGCACCAATTCATTATCAACGACTGTAAGAAGTATCTAAAAGACTTCGAGAAGGTCGAACTGTATGGATATTGCAGGGAGATGCAGAATGTGATAGACGAAAAGGTGGATAGGATATTAGGTGGGCTAGGGTTTAAAGATTAGAAAAGTATGGAATTTATAAGACAACCTAAGGGCAGTAACTTATGTGGGCAATCTTGCGTGGCCATGATTTTAGGGATAACGTTGGAGGAATCTATAAAACTTATTAAAAAATCCGGATGCACTTCTACCAAAGATTTGGTCGCTGCCTTAAAACTCCCCCTAGGCACAAAGCTGACTAGGTTCAAAACTAAAATAGGGGTGCAGTACGAGGGGGTAGACTTTCCTTGCATACTTAAGGTGTGTTGGAACGATGGTAGGAGTCACTGGGTAGTGTATAAAGGTAAAAAAATATACGACCCGGCAGCGGGAGTGTATAAGGTAGAGAGGTATCAAGACAGGATAAAAGGACTTGGAAAAATAACGTCTTATTTACAGGTACGATAAACACAGAACTATAAAAAAGAAGCCCCTTTATGGGGCTTTCTTATTTTTAATCCGCTTTGTCGAGTATGGACTTAAAATTCAATCCTATCGATTTTACATTCTCGTCAAGGGTATTAAACTCCTCTTGCAATAATGCTTCCTTCTCCGCCAATGCGGCACTTCTTTTTTCATAGTCTTCCGCGGCACTTTTGACCGAGTTATCGAACTTGACTTGGGTTATTTTCCCATCCCTTAGTTTATCCTCAAGTTCGTATACCTGTTTATCGTACTTGTTGCCAATGGCCGACCTTTGGGTCTTCAATGCCTTGGCCCTGTAGTCAATGGAGTTAAGGCTTTTTACAATCTGGTCCCTAGTACTCTCATCGTCCCACGTCTGTATCTTTACTATTCTGGACGCAAGTACTTGAGCCGGGGTCTTGGTCCTACCATAATGGTCTTCCCCGAAAGAGCCCGACAGGACCAAATCATGTCCGAACGAGAATAAGGGCACTTGGCTCCTAAGAACGTAAACTACCCTATTGGTAAGCTTTTGGGCCTCACTGGCCGTAGAGCCGGTATAGATACTGTAATTAGGGTCGGATATAATCTTGTTACGGAAATCTTTGTTGTCCATAAAAGCTGCCCAAATGGACCCAATGGCCACGTCGGAAGGTATTACCCTTACCTCCCCCGTCTCCTGTTCAACACTAAGGTTTATTGGAGCGTACTGGCTTACCCTTTCTACCCAATGTTCCGCACCTTTGTCATACTTATAGAACGGGGAAATGTAGCGGGCCAAATTGACCTCGTTGTCGCCTACCCTGAATACCAATGGGAAATCCCCTATAAAGGTATTTATCTTGGGTATGTACGGCCTGCCTTCCCTTATTGCCCTTTCCTCCCCGCTTTCATCTGACGCACGGCTCAATAGGGCGGCCAGTCCACTGAGTGCGTACAAGAACGTCATAGTGGTCAGCGGCCTTTTGGTCGCGGCATTCTTTACTATACGGTTCAAATCCCCTTGGAACTTCACGTAATCGCTCCCCCACACCGGCAGCTTGCTTGCCAAATCCCATATCTTACCTACCGACGCATAGTTCTGGAACCCCTCGTAGACCCTTTGTACAGACTCCTCGTGATTATATCCAGTTTCTTTTAAAGCCTTGTATGCGGCCAATTTCATAGCGTTATCCGAACCGGAGTATGCACGTCTGGCAAGTTGGTCAAGTTTTCCCAAACCTTTTTTTCCGGCCGATGACAGCCTGTCCTTAAAATCCGAAGATAGCTGTAAATCCTTGTCCAGTACGTTCGAGCCTATAAGCCCTTCTTGCATTACCGATTCATAGTCTCCCTCTTTGTCTCTAAGGTCCCTATAAGCGGACGGTAGATTTTTGTAAAGGTGGTACATGTTCACGCCCGACCCGAACGCAAAAGCGTGGTTGGATACGAAGTTACCTACTTGTACCAGAGGGGAGTACACTGTGTGCCACCTTTTCATAAACTGCTTATAGGCAGTCTGGTTGTACATGTCAACAGCTTGGTGGATGGCATCCAATAATTTATTGTTAAAGAAGTATCCCTTGAAATCCTCTGCCACATTACTTGGAATCCACTTACCGTTAAGTTTACCGTAAGATTTTCCGTTCAATTGGGTATAAAACCCATGGGCCGGCTTTTCCGACACCCCGTACTTCTTGGATACGAAATCGGCATACTCCTTAACTATTACATTACGCTGGCTACGTACCATCCTGTTCATGGTCAGATATATAGGGTCGTTGACAGTGTTGTCCATAATCCACTGGGTAACTTCCTGCCTTTGTTTATAAATCTTACCGAATATTTTACTGTCGATAAATACTTCCCTCTCAACTTCTTCCGTAAGCCCTTCGTACACTTCGTAACCCCTACCGATATACTTACCGTCGTACTTATCAAAAGTTTCCTTTGAGATAAACCCGTTCTTAAAGTTCAGTTCGTGGGTAGCTTGGTTGATTGCGCGCAAAGAGTCGTACAGGGCCTTTTCGTTGTCCGTAAGGTCCTCGTATTTTACCGTCTCGTCGTACAGCTCCGGGTCAAGTGCTTGGTGAACCCTTTTGGCCGCCTCCACGTCAGAATCTATCATCGAGGATAGCTGCGCCGTCAATACCCTTGCATCGACAACGGACCTTTTTTGGTAACCTTCTAATTTTCTCGAAGAGGCAATCTCCGAGTCGGTACGAACGGCGCCCTTGTACAGACTGTTGGCCACATTTGCAGCTTGCAGTACTACAGAGTTGACTACCTCGGCACCGGCCTTTTTTATAAGTCCTTTGTTCTCCGTAGATATTCTCATCTGTCCCAAGAATGCTTTGTTACCGTAGTACGAAATCTTGTCCTCTATGGCTTTTGACATTCTGGAGAATACGACCTCATCTACATAGGACACTACTGGAACCCCGGAAGTAAGCTTCCTCCAGTTAAAACTCGACTTGCCTTCATTATTTTCGAAAAGGCTACCTTCGTTGGCGACCGATTGGCTCTGGGCAAGTAGTTCCGTCCTCTTATCCGTCTGCTCCTGTAGGTAGGCCGTGGCCTCCTTAAGAGTAGCTACTTCCGTAAGGACCGTACCCTCGTTATTGTTCTTGGAGTCGGGGGCCGTACGTACCTGCCATTTACCACTATCAGTTTTGTTTACGGTATAGTCGTTAATAGTGTCCATGTAAATGCCCTTGGATTGCTTTGAAAGCCTTACCCTAGGTCTATCAGTAACTGTAGATTGGCCGCTATCTTGTCCTTCTTCAACTGTTCCCGTGCTTCCTTCGAAGATTCCGGCGAGTGTTTCTGACCGTGCTCCGTCGGATTCTTCTTGTATCTCTTGTTTAGTCCCATCTTTTTTATTCAGTAGTTCCTGCTTCCTTTCGGCTATGGCATCAATATCCCTCTTAAGGTCCAAGATAAACTCGGCCTTAAGTTCTTTATTTACGTTGCTGCTTTGAAGCTCCTGTACCCTCTTGGCAATCTTATTGGCTTTTTTATCCAATTCGATAAGTTCGGAAATACTCTCTTTAGGAATTTTTGAAACGTCGTCAAACGTTTTCTTCATACCTTTTGAGACCTCTTCTTTAAGGGTCTTTATTTTATTGTTTATCTGTTTTTTTGTCTCGCCATCAAGTTGCTCATTGGACTCCGCCTCTTCTATAAGGTCGGATATCTTTTTCGTATCCGCTTTTATCTTTGTAGTGGACTCTTTTGGCATAAAAGCTTTTGAGCCCATTCCCATAACCATGGGCGAGAACCTCATACCGAAGCCTAGGGCAGAGCCGGAGGCAAGGGCATCTACGGCACCGTCGAAGATGTGCACGTCGGGGTCGTTGAGGTAGAGTATGTCTATCGTATTCTGGCCTATTTGGTTTACAAATTCGGCCCCCCCTTCACTCATACCTGCTGTTACGGACCTGCCCACACCTTTACCGAACTCCTTAAAAGGCGCTCCCCCGGCATTTTTTGCCGCGAGAAAAGCTCTCTTACCTTTTGATAATATTCCCAACGTTACCCTTTCAGTGAGTACTTCCAGAGCACCTGTGCCAAGACCGGCAAGGTACATCTCATCATCCGATAGGTCCGATAGTCTGGTTGCCTCTGAAATGGCCCCGTCTATATCTTCAAGCTCCTCTTCCGTGAACTCCTGTCCGGACGACAATAACGAGTTCATACTCTCTATGGTCTGTTTTGCGTCAGCTCTCCTGTCCTCCAATTCCCCTATCTTCTGGCCTGCGGCACTTACTCCGAGTGCACCTAGGCCCACGGTCCCACCGGAGGCCGCCAATACGGTAATGACCGGCAATTGTGTAGCTACCTGCTCTCCGAGCCACGCACCGAAATCCCCCATACCTTCGATATCGGATACCGACATTTGAGGTCTTAGGTACTCCTGTTGACTGTCCACTTCCGCCCTGAACTCGGCAACATCCTCTTTTTCAAAAGGTGCACCAAAAGGTTGGAACGCCAAGGGGTGGTCGCTTACCATATCCCTTGTGGATAGGGCAAACTCTGCCGCCCCTGCCATCATTCCCGCAGAGGTAAGCCTTGCCATGTCCTTGTAATAGTCTAGTCCCCCGTAATTTTTCTTTAACAGATTTACCTCTTCGTAGAAGTCCCCTATATCCTCGTTGTTGTTCTCTAAGGAGTCTACGTTATTATTATAGGTAGCCGCAAGGGATTGGAGTTCGAGCCTGTTGTCCTCGTAAGCCTTTATACCTTCCTCTGGTACGTCCTGCCCGGATTCCCGTAGCTGTTGGATGGCCTGTGTCTGGTACTTGAGCTCGTTTACAAGCTGCTTGCTCCTCTCCTCCATTATCTTGTTCTCGGCCAACACGTTCAGATTCGAGCTCTCCAAGTCGGCTATCTTTTCGCCAGCGTAAGATTTGAGCTCCAATAATGTTTCCTCGGGCAATTCCGATAAAAAGTCTACTTTGTTCTTTAATTCCCTTTTGGCGAGAAGGTCCTCTTTGTTATCATACTGGAACATAGGTATGGCCATGCCCGTCTTGAAATAGCCTTCCGTTAAGGCAATAGCGGTCTCCCAAAAACCTCTGTCGCCTTTTTCTTGGGCCCTGATTTTTGCTTCTATTATCTGTTGCTGTGCAGGCTTTATTTTGCCGGCCCCCTTATAGCTCTCGTATAATTCGGCTATAGGCTCGTCTACGGGCTGGTCTGGTATATCGGAAATAGTGGGTACGGGAGAAGGTGCCGGCTCAATGTCTGAACCATCCGATACAGAAATAGCCTCCCCAGACAGGAAAGGAGATTCCGTAACTTCTTTTTTTTTTACGGGTATGCCGAACTCGTCCACCTCAGCTTGTTGTACCGTGGCAGGTTCTTTTTTTATCGGTATTCCAAATTCGTCAAATTCTTCTTCCATTACACTTAATTAATTATTTGTACTCCGTTTTTCTCTAAGAGCTTTCTATATTCCGACTCACTGTACCCTGCCTTTTTAGCGGCTGCGGACACTTGTGAGGAACTTATTTGTTTTTTGTCGGGAGCTGTTCGTACGGGAGGCGCGTAAGACTCTTTCTTCCCTTCTAGCATTTGTTTAAGCTGCGCCTCGTTGTCCAGTCCATAAGCCTTGGCAACGGAAGTAAGGACCTTATCGTCCTTATCCATCCCACCTCCAACTTTCTTTCTTACAACGTCGCTGGACAATTTACCTGTGTCCCTATTACGTATGCTAGAGCTGTTAGGGTCCAATGGTTGACCAGTAACTTTGCCCCTTAGTTCGAATCCTGAGTAGGCAAGCTCCCCGGAATCAAGTAAGTGGACCTCCGTAACAGTCATCTTGTTTCCGTTGGGGCCTGTTACCGTAGTGTTGGATTCCTTGGTCTTAGGGTCGGTCGGCAATGCGAAAGATACGGCCTTGCCCTGTATATCTCCTGTGGCCCCTACAAACTCTTCTTCCTCTACCCTTCCATCTTGGTCGGTGATTATCGTAAACTGTGATGACGCTTTTGTCTCTTGGGCCTTTTTGGCATCTTCCTTCTCTCTTCTTTGTCTTTCTAAAGCTGCGTTCCTAGCCCCTAAATCGGTAAGCTCGGAAGTGCTCTCATCGTAGAATGGCTTAATAGTCTTGACATAGGCATCCTCGATGACCTTCATGTCCGACTCTGTAAGTTTCTTAGGGGCGTTACCTAAAATATCTGCCCAGATGGATTTTGCCATGTCGGTAGGGCTGCTGGCGTTACCTATGTAACCCTTTACAAGCTCTCTGGCGTCGCTTTCCACGAAATCAAAGGTTTGGTACTCCCCTTGTGCGAAGCCTCCTAAATCAAGGGCTTTGACCCGCTTGCCTAAGTCTTTCCCTATCGCTTGTGCATCTGCGGCCATGTTGTATTCCGGTATCAATGTAGGAAGGCCTCCTCCCTGCATTACTTGTGGGAGACTTAATTGCTCTACAACCGGTACCCCGTTTTCGTCGAGCACCACTTCCCCGTCGTCATCTACTTGTACAGTGGCCCCTATAGCCCTTCCCATAGAGTCTACACTTATATCCAGATTTGATTTCCTGTAGATGCTATCGGCTATGTTCAAATGCTGTTGGTTCCAGTTAGAGAGGGTGCCATCTTGCATCCCAGTGGCAAGCTTGGCATTGAAGTCGGTAATCCTGTCGGAGGACGTCTTCAATGTCTTGGCATAGTTCCTAAGGTTCTGCAACTTCATTTGGGTCTTGACGTCGTTGGCAAGGGACGGATTGGTCTGTATTTGTTTGTAAATGTCTCCCATCATGTCCCTAGCCTTGCCAATTCCCCGGGCGAAAGCCTCATCTATAGTCTCAGTTCCGGTTATAACGTCGGCAAGGGAGCTGTAATCCTGATTAAAGTTTAAAGCTATTTTCTGCTGCTGTTCCTGCCTTTCTTTGGCCAACTTGGTCCCCTTGTCCCTTCTATCCTTTTCGGACTGTGCAACATCTTTGGCCATTTGACCGAACTCTAGTTTCGAATCCGAGGTGGTCTGTTGGTAAGCTGTGTAATTTCCTTGTGGTATTGCCATCTTATTGTCCTAGATATATTGGTGCTGTTGGCCTGTTGTATCCTACCGGGGCGTACCCGGCTGCGCTCATTGCGTAAGAAGGGGGGATTAACGATGCTTGGGGGGCAGGATTTCCGGGGGCCACTCCTTGGTATTGCGTCGGAACTTGTTGTTGTACCTGTCTAGGTTGTTGAGAAGATTGCCCCCCCATGGCACTGAAAGCCGAGCCTACTCCCGAAATTGCCGTATTTATGCCGTTGGTAGTATTTTGCCTTTGAGTGTTAAGTTCGTTACCAAGTCCGGCCAAATCCGCAATCTCCCTATCCTCTTGCATACCTTGGATACGCACTTCGTCAGAAGCCCTTAACCTGTCTATTTCTTTCTGTTGCCTGTCCAAATCCGCACCTATTGACCTTGCTGCAAACACGTTCTGTGCCTGTAAGTTGCCCACTCCTCCTATTACGGTACGTGCACCCCCTGCCCTTAAGGCTTGAATGCCACTTGCCGTAGACCGGGCCAACTCTTCCCTTTGTAGTTCGGACGCAAGAGTGCTGACCCTTACATCGTCGTAAGCGTTGGTAAGCTCTTGCCTTTTATAGTTTTTGATGGCGTCTTTGGCCTTCTTGGCCTTCTTGGCCGCTATTACCGCTTGGGTCACCCCTCCGACTACCGCTACCGCCGCTGCTGCTATTGCCATATTAGTTTATTGTTTTACTTATACAAAAATACATAAAAAATACTTACGTTAAAAGAGTCTGTTGTAGTATTGGTCCACCTTGGTATCAGCTACCTTAAAGCCGGATTCTACCAGACTCTCTATCACTCTAGGGGTGTCCGAAGTGGTCCAGATTATTTCGTACCCGGCTTTCTTGCAGGTCTTTAGCATCTCATCAAACAGCACCTTCATTCCTCCCTCTTTCTCCTCGTAAGGCACATGAGGGTTGCTGAAAGGAAACCCTATTACCCCAAAAGTGGAATTCGTGCCCCAGAAGAAACAGCTATACACGGCAATGCTCTCTTTGAAGCAAACAAAGACCGTATCTATCTGTCTTATGGGTATACACGGGAATCCTCTCATTGCACACCAGTTTTCGTACGTAGGGTAAAAGTCCTCCTTAGGCTCTATAGTTACCTCAAAATCATTAGGTTTTATCATGCAACAAAGATACGAATTTAATATTAATCCGCCAAATTAAGACGGGTAGCTTTTGAACATATTACTTCCTAGTGCGTACAGCTCAGTCCTAGTGTTGGAACCGTCTACCAAATCGACCTCAAAATTGTACCCTCTAATTTCACTACCCTCTACCCGTCCGTTTTTCTGGGCCAGTATAAAATTATCCGCTACCAACGAACCCACAGAAGATAGGGCTATGGTCTTGGCGGCCCTGTTCACCGCCGTAACTGTCCCTACAAGTACGGCAGAAGAGTTACATACCCCGTCACCTATGGACAGGGACGTATGTATAGGACTCTTCATAGTCAGTACCAAAGAGTCTATAGATTCTATTTCCCCTAGACCAAAAGCGTTCTTTGCAGTCAGGTCCCCGCTCAATTCGTTACGTCTTACGTACCCGTACAATTTGCCCTCCTTCCGGACATACTCCGTGTCAAGAATAGTACTTTGGGTAATGGACGCCGTCTCGTCGTTTAAATACGACTTGACCGTTGTTCCCCAAGCTTTGTTTCCCTCTAGGATAAAGTTTTTAAGGACTTTTATTTCTGATGGTCCGAAATTAAGTATCAACTTGATGGTAGAATCGTAGTCCACTCCGTAAAAATTATTCCTTACAGAGCTGCTCTCGTCGTAGTGCCTGTATAGCTGTCCATTGCTGAAACTATAAAACTTATTGTTCAACGACCCCATCCATTGTGGCTGGAACGAGTAGAAAGAGGGAAACCCTTTTACGTTTTCGTCATACCCTACCGTATACTGGGATTCGTCGTGAAGGACGTACTCCTTGTCGTGCAGGTCGTAGGCCCCAAATTTTCTAGTGGAGGGATTATCCCTAAAAGAGTCCCTAAGGAAGTCAATAAGTCCTTTGTTTATCTCTGTTATTCCGTCCTGTGAACGTCTTAGCGGGGTTCCCCTCCTTACATCACACCAGTATCTCATATTCCCGTAAAAAGCAAAACTCTCCGGGTGAGTGGAAATACCGTACTCCCCGGCCCAATGGATAGGGGATTTCCCTAAAACATTGTCCGACTCCCTTATTGTACCATTTCCGTCCGCATCGAACAGGATGTCTTTTTCGTACAGCACTGTGTGCACCTTATCCTCTTGGTAGACTTCTAAGTTGGTATCGGCAGAAAAGAGTTTCTGTATAGACCCGTACCTATCATCCATTGGTAGGAAATTAGCGGTGGACACATTGAACTCGTTTATGCCGTTAAAGTTTGTGGACTGTTCAAAAGACTTGCTGTATGTAAGGTCCGCTATTCTTTTATTCTGCCTATAGTTCTCTACGTCCAATGACGGCCTTGTGTCCGTCAACATAACTTTTTCATTGAACCTGTCCTTTATTTTATAACTCTCAAACCCATTTCCCCACGAGAATGCGTTGAAGGTCGAAAGTATTAATATTGCATCCTGACTTACTGTCTGGTCTTGGTCATTTTCGTCATACCCTTGGTGGTAACCTCCTACTATATCATAGGTCCGCCCTATTTCGTAGAAAAAACTTTCGTCGAAATTCAGGGGAATGGTCTCAAATATAATATTGTTGTTCAGTTCAAGTATGGTCATACTTGTGTCTACCCTGACCCTATCGGACCCTCCGTAATTGGCGCTAGAGGCGAATATCATAATCATTGGATTATCCGGTACCAGTCCAGTATACCTTCCGTCTATCTCTACCCTTTGTGGGGGAGTGTTGGAGAACTGGGCCCCTCTACGGAATACTATCCTCTCCTCATCATTTGGGTATTCTATCGTGTCTATGATATTATCTCCGTGGAACCACTCCTCTATGTTGGCATAATCCGAAGTAGAGTTAAATGTTTGTACAAAAAATATCTTATTTGACACCCCTCCGTCAGAGTCCTCGTCGTCGTATTCTATAGTAATAGCGGCCCCTGCTTTGATACTTTCATCCGGCAAAGGTTTACCTGCGTAGGCCACGATTGCGCGCCTCTTTAGGCTGCCCGGGGCCCCATCATCACTACCGTTCTTATTCCATGCATCGGTTACCTCGACAGCCTTGGCAGAGACTATCCAGTTATCTCCAAGGTCGTGGCCGGTAGTATTGCCAAAAGTTACGCTCAGGCCATTTTCCAATACCTGTGCTGCTCCCGTTATAGGGGTATCTGCGCTATAAGTGGCCCCGTCGTCGTTGCTCCACCTAAAAGAGTCTGGCAGGCCTACAGCGTTTATATCCACTATATAACGTATATCTGTAGTTCCCGTGTATGTTCCGGTAACAGTGATATCATCAATTCCCACACTTCCGTAGTAGATTGGCAGTTCATAGTATGTACCAGAGGCCCCTGACGCAATTGAAAAATTATTGTCGGTGGCCCTGCTCCTAAACGCCTCCCCTGTATAGTTATATGTCTGAAAGTCAGACTCGTTAAGCCTAAATCCGGTAGGCTTTATTTTAAAATACCACCCCGGTGACTCGTTGACGACATCCGTCTCCCCTTGGTCCAAGAAGTTTATCGGTTGTTCTACTATGTCCAGAACCCGGGTCTGTACGGCTGTTGCCAGTATCTGGGAACTGTCCGATTTAACGTACAGAAAGTCTCCCACCTTAAACTTATCCCTTTCATCCGCCTCTACCTTTACCCATACGTACACACCATCTTGATAGAAGGTAGAGGGGACTATGGTCTCATAATCCACTCGAGTCTGTTTTAGGAAGAATCTGTACTTAGTGGCCCAATAAGGAGGCTCGTTCACAACAGTTACTTGTATCCTGTTTGACTTATCACAGTCTCCGTTTTTAATGTATGTAGTATTGGTCGGACTGGTCAGGACGGTTGTCATGCGGCCATCTGAATCCAAGTATACTATGCCTATCTCGTAGTCCCTATTACTCTTTAAGGTCCTGCTGGGAGTCCCAGAGGACACTGCCTCCGACAATACCTCGAGGGAGAAGTCTATTTTTATCTTATTGCCTCCGGCATCCTCTATATTATACCCTTCCGTGAAATTTCCCAACATTACCCTGTTCCCTATTAAGGCCAAGGCTTTGGCACTAAGGGGCACTGCATCGTACAACCTTTTCAACTGGTCGGCTGCAAGGGCGGTGTATATTTTATTGTTCGTGAATTCAAAGGATTGGTCGGAGCTGTCGGCCCAAGACTCTTCCTCTTTATCGAATGACTCTATAAGGTATACAGTTTCGCTGTTGGACTCCTTCATAAGTATGTCTATAGCAACGACCTCGGCAACTCCCGTATTGAATCCTATAGTAGCTTGGTTATACTGGTTTACCATAGACTCGTTGGAAGATATGGCGTAATCGTAGCTGAAGTTTTTGGGAAGGAATGCAGTCTCTGTAAAAGGCGATAATGCACTTACCTCTCCGTCCGCGTACCTGTATCTATGAGAAAATCTCAAAAAGCGTTCGGCCAAGTTGTTTTCATCCTCGGTCGGTGTCGTTGCCATGACAAGGGTAGGAGGATAGAGTGGCGGCCTTTTGTACAGGTTTATCTGCTCGTTAGTAAATCCGTTGGTAGCGTATGTCTTCGCAGTTTCTATGTTTATGGACCTAATATGGTTAAGGGCATCTGTCCAGACAAGGATTCTTTTATTGTTATCACTATCAACAATTACGCCGACTCCCGTGATAAGGTAATCGGTACTAAGATTAAGGACTCCGGCGCTTGTATCGGCAAGAACTATCTCTGCTGTTTCAAGGACGGTGTCATACTCAAGCACGTAATCTCCCTGCTCAGAAGTCGTGAACCAGTAGACCATAGCTGCGCTGCTGTCAAAGAATGCCCCGACAGTGCTAACGGTAGTACCTAAGGATAAGGAGGTCATTTGTTCATTGGACAGTACGTTCTCCAACGCCCCTACATCCGAGCCGGAGGAATTTCCCAGCTTGATGTTAAGGGCGTCTCGGTATGCTCCCTCAGGAATGAGTCTGCTATCTATGTCTTTCTCCATTCTACCAAGAAGAAAGACGTTTTTAAATTCGTTCATCTATTAATTCTTTATCCATTTGCTAGACCCATTTAAAATCTGTCTAACGTTATCGTAAGTTATCGGAGAAATCCTCTTCTTGGCCACCCTTCTTTGGTTGAACCATTCCGCTTCGGCCCTCATCTTTTCCCTCTCCGGTACCGACCTTTTTCTTTTGATGAGGTTGAAATAAATATAGGCATATAAGGCCTCTTCCGCAAACTTGTGTATCTTTATCTGGTCATCCGTCCTCTGGAACAGGCCGTCGCTGAGGTAATCCAGAACAATAGTCTTTCCGGTGACGATGGAAGAAAATTGTATGACCCCTTGGGTCTTGTCTATAATAAAACTTCCGTTCTTAAATATTTTGGACCTATCTACATTGAACCCCCTCTCCGTAAAGTTGGCAATTAGGTCGGCATCCTCGTTGGCTATAATAGGGTTACTCTCCACTGTATTCTGGATGTGGCTTCCCTTAAGGATATCTCCATTCATGTCATACAAAAACTGATAGTCATCGTCCTGTAAGTAGGCTTGGGCCAAGTTAAAGCTTCTGTCATATGCCAAGGGGTGTTTCTTCCCCCTTTGGTCCACCCAAGAAATCCTTACATACTGTATATAGTCGTGGGGTAAGGGTATAATTAGAGAGGGGTCTAAATCCAGCTCTATGGAAATAATCTCATTTACCACGTCGTAGTAGAGTTCCCTCACTCCCTTCTTTCCGAATATGGCCACCCTAGCCCTGTCAGAATGCGCCACGTAAGAATCGTCGTCCTGCTCGAACATAAAGTTGTTTACTACTTCTTCGAGGGTGCTATATTGATAGTCTCCGAACTGGGAAACGTCATCATAGTAGTTATCTAAATTTGTAAAATTTGGTAGGCCCATTGTTTATTTTTTAGGATTCTTCCCTTGTTTCTTTTTCTTTTTTCAAAGCTTCCGCATATTGAGAAACTTCCGGCTCCCTAATATTGACACCAAAGTACGACAACATCCTTATTACAAGATTGGTAAACTCAGAAATGTGCAGCTCAAAATCCTGAAAGTCGTCGGCATCGGGGTTGTACATCTCGGTGCCGGATACGATAGTATACGTCCACTTAGGGTCCTCAGGACTTTTTACGTACCTACAGGTCACTCCTGAAACTATTGTATCCGGTGTTATGGTTATAAGGCCGCCCTCTTGCTCGTAAGTGGGGAATACCGTGGATGGGGCAGCCAGCGACTTGCCCAAGAAAGATACATACTGTCCTTCCATCTCCTCTACCACGGTACCGTTATAGTCTACTCCAAAATCTTTTATGAAATACAAATCCTCTGGCAGTATAAAATTAGGGTCGCTGTATGTAAGTGTTGCCTTTTTTGAAAATTGGTCTATCCTCTGTCTTTGTATGAGGGCCAGATTTGCGTACCCCTTGCTGGAAAGGCCTCTTTTTTCCTTATGCTTATCCCTTGCCTCGTCCTCAAAGTATCCCCGGAATATTTCCTCTTGGGCCTGTTTGGCTATAAGGTTGAACTCTATGGGGGTAACGTTTCCCCTGAGCTCTTTATTGAGTATTGTCTTTAGTAGTTCGTAAACGGAGTTTATCATCTTTTATCTCTTTATAAGTGCACTAAAGATACGAAATATTAATAAACAGAAAAAGCCCCCGACAAGGAGGCTTCTCTATTAATGTTTATAAAATTATCGTCTGGATATCTCTACCGCAACCTGTAGCCCTTCCTCTGTACCTAAGTACTTGGAGAAGAAGTCTACGTGGCTCTGTCCTACCGGAATCATGCAAATTGTGGCTTTGTTGTCCGACCACATTACCTTACTTCCGTCGGCACTCACTTGGATTACCCCGGAGTTGAACGCGTGCTGGGTAATGGCCTCTCTCTTGATTTTTACGTCGTCGAAAATACTTACCTCGCCACTGTCGTCCACGAATCTATTAACGTTCTGGTCAACAAGGTCGTACAGGGCATTCTTGATTTGGGACGGTTCCATTTTGGCCGCCTCCGCAGCATTGCTGATAAGTACGGATGTGATAATCCTCAACTCTTCTATTCCAGAGTCCTCTTTTGCCTTGTCCCGGATAGCCTGCTTGACATCAAGTTTCAATTCTTCCATGTCGGCTATGTCGGTAGCATCGGAAGCTGTGTCTATAAGTTCGAACACTCCGCCTTTCTTTGGATGTGCGTCCAAGAACATTTGGGTAAGTACTTCCGTCTCTTTTGTCTCTAAAAGGCCTTTCAGGAATATGATTGGGACGACTACCGCATTCTCCGACTGTTCGTCTACAAAGATGGACCTTTCACCGGGACAGTGCCTTATGGCCCTGTTCATTCCAGTGGATTCGTCAAATACCAGAAGGGAGTTGTTACGTCCTACCTTTAGGGTGAAGGTGAGGGGTTGGTAGCGTAAGAGTCTATAGTTCTTAGCCGTTAGTTTTGGTGCCCCGGTTTTGGGGGCTGCTTTTTTTACTGCCATTTTTGTTTAAATTAGAATTAGATTAATATTATTTAAACAAATATAAGACTTATTTTAATGCGCAAATTTAATAGGTTTTATGGAAGACTAGGGCCCCGCAATCGTATATCCTATTATACCCTTTTGAGGACATTATCTCCCTTTCCGTCTGCTCTTTTGTCCCCCACCCTAGTCTAATAAGCTCAGACTTTCTGTACTTGAACCTAGACTCTCTTTTTTTACCTTTAGTGTAGAAGTAGTTAGGGGCACTTTTTCTAACTAGTTCGAATCCTAGTTGGTAGTACAGGTCTCCTTCTGACCACCTCCTGTCCGCATAACTTATTATTCGGCATGGAGACCAAACATTTTCAAAATATTTCAACAGTTTAGAGGCTCCCCCCACTACCGAGGTGTTTAATACATTGCAAAATCTTAATAATTCATAATGGCCTTCTTTATGGGATTGCCCTAGGCTTTTTCTAAGTTTACCGAAAGTCATCAAGGATACTAATGAATTGTTATAATACAGGCCTAGTTTAATAGTTGCCCCTAGCCTCCCTTGTAGGTGATTCGAGTCCAAAAAAGTCATGGCCGCAGGGGTGCAAACTTCCCTGATTTCGCACTTTCTGGCGTATATCTTATTCTTAGTGGTCCCTAATAAATTTACTATTCTAGATTTTACTATACATTTTTTATCGGCCCACTCGTCTTCAAATAAATGGACAAGCCTTGTCCCCCTATCTAAGCATTTTTCTGTCTTATCTAAATGATAACTGTCTTTTATGTTCAAATCTGAGTGCCAGTGCAGTCCATTATACTCGATAGCTAACTTCTTATTAGGAATGAATACGTCTAGTTCATTTGGGTATATTAATTCCCTGTCACCGCTTATAACCTTTTCGTCGGGAACTAATTGTGAAACGTATTCAGACAGTCTTTTTTCTGCTTTGGACTTTGTAAAATGTGCCGAGCACACCGGGCAACCCTCTCCTACCAAGTGCTTGTCGGGCCTTTGTTCAAAAACTCCGTGCTCTTTACAAGTTATCTTAACTTTGTCCTTATTAGTAACATACTTTACTTTATCGTAAAGATATCTATCTTCGTGGACTTTTTTAGCCTTGTCCGAGAACTGTTTTTTAGAAGACCTGTTGTTATCCAACCTACATTCATAACACCCTGCCCCTTCTAGGTGGCTATATGGTTTTTGAGAGAAGCTTCCGTGCTTTCTACAAGAAATGGTTACTTTTGTCTGACCGTTTATATACTCTACGTCATCGTACTTATACTTCCCTTTATGGACCTTTTCTGCCAAGTCTATAAACTCTTCTTTGGTCCTTCTTTTTGTTTTGGACATTTTACTTGGGCCACAACCCGGGCAACCGTTTCCAACTAAGTGGTTACTAGGTAACTGACTAAATACTCCATGAACATTGCAAATTATATTAATTTTAGTGGAGCCGTTTTTATATACCGACATTGAATAGTCATACAAATCCCCATGAACATTTTTACAGTCTTTTATGAACTCCTCTTGAGTCTTTCTTTTTGCCATAATTAAAAAACCCTCGATGGAAAGAGCGTCCACTCTCTGACCATCAAGGGTTAGTATTAATGTTTTAAGGCTTTTTAAGAGGACGTCGGCCTTGTTTCTTCCCGTATTTTTTACAAATATAGGGAATTTATTTCAAACTTCCAAATTAAGCTCCTTCAAAAAGCATAAAGTTATTTGCACCTATGGTACAAACTCCCCTATCCGCTAGGTGATGAACTCTCATGTGGTCATTTCCGTCTGTTGGCGCGTTCGTTCCGACTGAGCCTGTAATCCAAGTCTTGTGGCGTCTGTTCTCCGCACCTTTTACCCTATACTTGATGGATAGGTAAGGCTTGGTGATACGGTCGGCCATTGGGCTTGTTCCGTCATATACTTCGGTATCCCCGTAAGGAACCAACAGTCCACGTACTTTTCCGTCCGCTGGTGCTACCGCTCCTAAAAGGGTAGGGTCGTTCAGAACTTTCCAGTCGGATTTGTAGAAGTCATATGTCCCTCTTCGGAACCCTTGGAATCCAAGGTTAACGGCCATATCCTCACTGTTGTCGAACATACCAAAGGAGATACCGTCAGAGTACCCTGCGTTCAATGTACCCAAAAGGTCATCGATTGCTAGAGATTGGTCCCTGTCAACGTAGAACATATATTCACGGATTTTACCTTGTGCATCGAAACGCTTCAAGATTGTATCCCAGTCGGCCAATGTTGTGGCAAGACCGTCAAATACGTTACCTCTTGTACGGATGGACTCGAAAAGACCCTCTGTACCGTCGTAACCGGCTGCTCCGGCCTCAGACCCAGCTTCGGCAGATTCCCCTTGTAAAAGACCCAACTCAATCCTGTCCTCAAACCTGCGTCTTCCGTCCAATTCAGACTGAAGGTACCATACAAAACCTCCGTTATCGGTTTGTACCCAAGAATCTTGAGTGATTTCGGAACCACTCGCAAGGTAGTTATCCCTTTCGATGATGGTCTTGTTGTTCAATACTGTGAAGTCCGTTTCAAGGCTTCCGTCCATTGGTCCGGAACCTTTCAAGAACTCGGAGTGGGAGATAAAAGCTTTAATAGCTGTTGTCCCTACCAGCCAGCCTGCTGCCTTATAAGGAAGGGCGGTGAAGGTACTTGCTGTTACAGCAGTAATACGTCCCAACTGGAAGTTGGAGTTACCGGATACCGCTACTACCTCTCCGATACGGAATACGTGACCGGCTTGGGTGAATACGTTACCAGAACGTGTTACCGCGTCGTAGGAAGTATGGAGACGTCCTTTCTCTGTCCAGATGTACTGGTCGGAAGAAATGGGCTCCTCGCTCCCAAGTTCAAAAATCATACCCATAAGGGATTGGTCCCCGTAGATAGAAATCAATTGTTCGTAAGCGTCAGGTGCATATTGCGAAGTGTAATCGAATATATCGATATAGTTGGTCTGGCTAGGTGCCTTGACCGAACTAGGGCTGATTGCGTACGTTGGTACTGCTGCTAATGCCATTGTTTAATAATTGTTTATAGTTATGGTTTCTTATTTTTTTGTCCTGAAACGTAACTTACTGCCTGTTTTGGCCCCTGTAATCTTACTTACAACGTCGGTTACGTTTCCTTTTGTTGTCGAAGCCGGTGCCTGATTTGGAACTCCGTCCACGGTAATATTACCTCCGGCCTTAATCCTACTCTCAGTCCCCGCAGCTATACCTTGTTCGTAAGCTGCTTTGACCATTGCTTCAAAATTAGTCACTTTGGCAACATCCTTAACTACGTTTAAATGGTTGTACGTACCGTCTTCGTTGTACCAGTGGGGCATCTCTGCCACCATCTTGGGAAGACCTTTTTTGACCTCAACTGGTATGTTGTACTTAATGGTCAAATTGTCCGACAATTTCAAATCAATCGCTTCCAGATTTGTGGATGCTTGCACTATCCCTGCATTGTAGGCCTCTTGCTGCTGTTTCGTAGTCAGAGACTGTTGTTGTACTTGTTGGGCCAGTGCTATGGCGTCCTGTTGCTCTTTTGTTAGAACTGCCTGCGGAGCGGAACTTTTAAGTTCCAGTCTTTGGGCCTCCAATTGTCCCCTACCCTCGGCAGCGAATTTTTTAAGTTCGATGCTCTTTTTCATCTTCATACCCTCGTCGTCGGTAGCTTCGTCGTAAACAAAGCCCTTCAACTCATAATTAAGCTCTTCTTTTGTGAAGTTAGGATATTTTTTGGCCAGAATCTCTCTTGCCACATCCATGTCCCCCATCTTAGAAAAGTCCCTAGTGTAATTAGACCATTCGGATAAAGGTAGTCCGGTCTTCTCTTTCCACTCTTGCAGTTGTTTTAGCTCAGGGTCGATGTTGGCCTCTTTCGGGGTCAAATCGTCAAAACTATCAACCTTTCTGCCCAGCCTCTCGCTGAGCTTGGCCAACAGTATTTCCTCTGTTACCTCTGCATTTTGTGGAACTGTCCGTTCCGGGGTTACCGTGGGTTCGTCCACGTCCGTAGTTGCAACTACATCGGCATGGTTTACCACTTCCGCAAGGGCGTCGCTGTTAGGCGCGCCCTCTGGCGGTGTATCGTTGTTCACTACCGGCAGTGTGTCCACTACGGGAGCGGCTGCTAGTGGAGTGTCGTTCTGTTGTTGGGCCTCTGGGGCCTGTGCATCTATTTCTTTTGGGGACAGTGCGTCCAATATAGCGCCTGCCCTACTAAGGTTGTCGCCCTTTTTTTTAAATAATGCCATTATGGATTAAATTTAGTTATATTGTCTTATAGTACAAATCTACGAATAAAAATGTATGCTATTTTTTACACCCTAAAATCGTCTAGGCCGAGCTCTCCGGTCATGCTTGTGTGTGCCGATTCGAAGTCTATAGGCTTACCGCCCCCCTCTTTACTTTGCTCCGCCTTCATTTTACTTTGCTGAGTGGCTTGAATGGCTGTACGCTTGTCCTTCCTGTCCTCTTTGTAGGCGTCGTCGCTCCTTTTTACTTCAGCTATCTTGGTCTGTACCCCTGTTTGGTAATAGTACTCGTCGGCCATCAATAATCTCTTGGCCTCTAATTCCTCGTTAAGAGCGGCCCTTTTAAGTTCTGCCTCTAATATAAGCAACTCCTTCTTAGCCTCTGTCTCAAACATTATCTCCTCTTTCTTGGATGCTGCTGCCGCTTGGGCAGCCTGTTGGCTAGCCTGACCGTTAGCCTCTATCTTTTCTATCTCCCTAGCGTGGGCCTCCTTAATCCTTTTCTCCTTGCGGACTTTAAGCATTTCGTTTGCCACAGAAATATTACCTATCTTTCTTATATCTATGCCATCCTCGGTACCAAGGTTTCCGGCAGAAATTTCCGCCTGTATGTTCTGCTCCAACATGGCCCTGTCCTGTGCGTCCGGCTTAAGTTTAATGGTTATACCAAAATCATGTAGATGAAGGTCTTGGATAGAATCTAATACATCAACATTGACCCTTCCTATAGAGTTAATATAGGCATTTTTCAAATTAGAATACTTGAATATGTCCTTAAGCCTAAGGGAGAGGCCATTAGCTAGGTACTGTGTCATTTTTAACTGGGAGTCCAGTATGTACCTAGTTGCCACGTTGGACTTGACCTCTTGAGACTCCAAAGCCCCGTTGGAAGTCCTCGGGTCTGGTAGGGTACCGTCGGCACCCTGTCCTATACCTATCGAATCCCTGAACATCTGAAAATGGAAGTTGTGGGCGTTCATAAGTTGCTCCAGTCCCGCCATTGCCCCGTTGTTCAACTCTTTTATGGGAAGGGCCCCATTGCTGTACCCTCCATCTGACAGCCTAGATGTTCCAAGTAAGTTACCGGTCTGGTCGTAGTACCTGATAAGGTCCAATGCGTCAAAAGAGTTGCCGTCCCCTAGGTCCAATTCTTGCAATCCGTCCACGTCAATCCAAATACCGTTGGGCTTGGCCTTAGCTACGAACTGTTGTATTTTTATTTGTATCTGCTGTAACTGGTCCACGTATTGAATTACCCTGTCCACTAAGGATTGAATCCTTCCTTGGTACAATTCTGGGGCATATACTATATAATTGGAAGATACTTTGTTATTGATAAAACCTTCCGGCCTAATCATATTTGAGCATTCCCTGTAGTTGTATAGCATGTCGCTACCAAGTATCATAGAGCCTTCGTACCACACTTCTTGTACATCCTCTAGGATATCGTACTCTTTGAAACCCTGTTCCTGTTCTTTGGCAAGTATGTGTTCGGGCTTAATATAATCGGACGGCTTTTCTGTAATGGAAAACCCTCCGTTTGGTTTGTATTTCTTTTTGAACTTGGTGGTCTTGGTCGTCTTAAAAGTGAAATCCAAGACATCTACCATAGTGCTGGGCAAGTCTTCCCCCCTGTACCAAAACTCGTTCGATATACGGTTATACCCTTGCCACTCGTTGGATACGTTCTTATACTTCTCCAATTCCTCCGGCGTGAATTTCTTACCCGAAAGCCTTTGCACTTCGCTAATTGTAAGTCTCCTAACTACGCCGTAATAGTTTACGTTGTCAAAATTAGACTTGGTGGGATAGGCCCAACACATATCGGCTGGGTCCCTGTACTCCGCTATGATTCCTTTTGTAGGGTCAGTTCTGTGGTGGAGGGCCGCAACGCCTATCTCTACTAAATCCTTTATAAGTCTTTTTTGCGTCTCGTCGTATTCGTTTAACTCTAAGGTATATTTTAGGGCCTGCTCTATGGCTATCTCGATAGCAGGTTTGTACTTTAGCTTCATGTGTAGCTCAATCTCTGCATCACTATCAGGAATTTCGCCCAATCCAGAGGGTACCAAATCTATCCCAAACAAGCTTTTGGCGTCGTTGAGCATATCCTTTGCATACATATTCTTCTGTAAGATATCCTTATACTCGTCCCTCAGTCCTTGGGAGATGCCATCAACTGCCTGTGCGTCTATTTCGTACAGACGTTCCATCATTTGGCTCACCACTAATTTGATAAACTTAGGGAGTATTTGAATTGGGCGCCAGTCAAAATTGGAAAAAGAGTCTCCGTCAACGCCGTCTGTAATAAGTTTTTTTACAAGACCTGTACTGTGTTCCCCACGAGCATACTTTCTCTGCTCATCCATTTTAAGGCGCTTGTCATAAAACTTGCTAGCAGTGTTCCCTGCCGAGATATAGAACCATTCGTGTTCGATTAATTTCGCGAACTGTAGTCCGTATTCGTCACTTGCCTTTTCCTCCGAAGTTGCGAAAGGGTTTGGTGCAACTCTATGATTTGCTACTTTTAGGTGTGTTTTGTTTCTTGCCATTTTAGTTTTTATATTTCCAAATATACCCCCCTGCGTGGTTTTGTAATCCCCTGCATACAAAGTCTATAGAGTTTATTTTTAATTCTTTTCTTGCACTGTTTATAGGCCTAAACTCTTTTACAAAATTACCATTGTGCCTATAAACTATCATATTACAAATATACTAATTAAACTCTTTCTGTTTTTTGAAGGTACTTGTTATTCCTTTATTATCATATGTCCTTATTATCGACCTATTCTTTTTGGCATCATTTATCTTTGCTCTCGGTACATATTTTTCCTTATTGCACCCCATAATAGCAAGTCCGCTGGACACCGTGGCATCGTGGGCCGTCCTTGCATTGGGGTTGAACTTCATCCAATCCTGTATAGTATCGTTGAAAGGCATGTCCCCGATTTCTCCCTCCGGTCTGTATTTTATTCCGTCAGGTGCTGTGGATACTCCAACATGGTGCTGTATAAAACTCCTTATACCATTTTCGTGAGCATCTAAAATGTCCTTGCTCTGCATAGGCTGTCCTCCCAGAACGGCGTCGTCTCCATCCAACTTTGTCTTATCTACCCTGTTCATGGAGAACGGCCTACATTGTTCGTTGAAAAGGTGCCTTACAAAGTCCCTCCTGTTGTTCTCCGCAAGAATGGGGAGTCCGTAAAACCATGCGGCCATAAGTATATCCTCGTTGAATATATCCTGTGTGGCCGGCTTATCTATGTATTCAAAAAGAAACTTCCTAGCTGGTACGCCTTCTACGTTAGGTCCTGTAAAAGCATGTGCCGCCCCTTTGGACGCCTTATTCTTCCCCTGTACGTAAGAACCGAAACAATCGACCCCTATACAACCATAGTCGTTCATTGGGGTGTAGAGGTTCCTAATCTTCTTTACGTTGTTCCTTAGTTTTAATGTATCGTCCGACGCGCTGGGCATCCACCATATTTTGAACCTTCCGTGCTTGTCCGGTACAAACTCTACTTTGGAGAACTTTACGTCACCTTCCCATCTAAAATTTCCTCTTGTGTACAAGGGCTTTTCTATGGTTACCTCTTCGTTATGGTCCCACTGGTCCGTAAGCTTTGTAAGGTTGAACACACACGCGTCGGCCTCGTCCCTCATGGCATGTGCCTCTGTCATTGGGAATGCCCTGTAGGCAGCGTTAAGGGCCACGTCACCTTGTTTCTTAGCATCTGCGTAAAGTTCTTTTATAGCCTGTATAGAGCCTTTTAAGATAGGCTCCCCGAAAGTGTTCAATGTCCCTTTTGGAGGAGTCTCTGTCCAACACTTACCGTAGATATCTATGCAGTCCTCGTAGTTGGTGTGGGCCGGCATGAAGTAGGAGTACAGTTTTGTGGAAGTGAATCCTGACGGCTGCCTATCCTTGACCTTAGAATTTTGGTACAGGGTCTTGAAATCCTCGCCTCCTGCGTCAAGTTTTCCCATGGTGGAGCCCAGAAACACTTTACCAACTACCCGACCTCCTCTAAAGGTTGTGGGCAATAATGTGTTCAGATGCTCAATATAGCTTACCCGCTCCCACTTCGCGCAGTTCTTTGTTAGCGTAAAGTCTTCCAAAACTATTAAGGCTTCTTCGTCTTTTTTTGTGTCTAGGGTGAGTCCTACAAACACACCAACTCCTTCGTACTCCACGTCCATTTTATTGGATTGGGTACACGTAGCCTCTTTTAACTGCTTTTTCCTCTCTGTTCTTACGGGTATTTCTTTGTTTATATCAGATATTCCTACCCTGTAAGAAAAGGTTTCTGTTTCTTTTCTGTGCCTTTTTCTAACACTTACCTCTGAGGTGCACAGTCCGCAGTGTTTAGCTAAAACATAAATATCCTCTATTAATTTTTTAGAGGCCATCTCTACGTTGTAGGTGTTTCCGTGGACGGACTTACTGCCGTCCGTGTCTATTATTCCGGCCAACACTTCCAACATTTGGGACCTACTAGAATAAAGATACTCTTTGTTAATGTATTTATTTCCCCAATTATCCAGTCTCCTAAGTTCGTTTATAAACCTGTTATCTCTTACTGTGGGGTCTGACATGTATAGTTGATAACAACTGTCCATACCGTTTTCTACCTCCTTTAGTCTAAATCCTTTAGATTCAGCATACCTATTTATACTGTCCCTTATTTCTACATCTTCTATATTTATTACAAACGAAGATGATTTGGAAGAGCCGTCCCCTAACCATGCCCCGTATACATAAGGGTCTATAAAAAAGTCTTTTTCTTTAATGTTGTAAAAACCTTTGAAACAAATCCTTCTGTACTTATTTCTTGTGTACTTAGGCTTTTCTAAGTACTCTAAGGGAGTTATGAATACGTTTCTCCTTTTTTTAGCCCTTTCTCCGTAGGCTTCTTGTAGGTATAGCTTATGATTACCATTTACCATGTAATCCTTTCCCCTACTCTGAGTCACCCTATACAAAGGTCCCTCTTGTACAGCCTTATCCATTACTTGCCTGTACTCCCCATCTGCGCATAGCACCAAATCGCCTTTTTCTACGTCTACTATTTTTTGAAGGCCTTTTAGGGTCCATATTTTATCATTTTCAAAAATGCATTCATCACCCACATATAACTTCATATGCTGACCGTCGTAAGCTTTTGCCTTAGTGGCCTCAAAGTCTGTAGTACTGTTTACGTACCCATCTGTAGTAGTATCGTTCTTCTTCTTTTCCTCTTTCGTGGAGTTTGACGGTTTTCCAAAGTTTATATTTGTGGGGGAATCCGCTTTACCTTTTGTAATAGGTTGAAAGAAGAATGGCCACTCTTGAAACGTGTACGACAGTTTGGCGAAAGCTCTTCTGGCATCGTCGTCCGTCATAGAGGTCATTCCCGTTCTTGAGCCCTTGGTCCTAGACACCAACTCTATAGAGTCTGACATCATTCCATAGGTATACCCGGTCTGTCGGGACTTTAAAAATATCTGCCCCATGGACAGTTTATCTATGTAGCAAGCTTCTTTGTGGTAGAACAGTAATAATTGTGCATGCCTGTAGGAGGGGTATATCCCATCATCGAACATTTTTCCCCACTGTAACTGCATCCAGTGCCTGCCAGTCAACCACGTAGGGGTCCCGTTGTTCATAAACCATACACCCTCTCGTCTACGTCTGAATTGCTCCATAATGTAGTCGGTGTAAACCTCTACGTTCTCCGGAGTCAATCCTTTGGGTATCTCCTCCCTTACCCAGCACTGCTCCCTTTTAGGCTTATCACTAAAAAGTATTTGGCTTCTGTCTCTAGGGGGGTGAGGTAGTTGTATTTTTAATCCGTCCAGCTCTATAATCTCTCCCCTTGAGCCTTTTGGGTCTATTACAATGGAGTCCTGCTCCTTGTTGTGCCAGTTTTTATGGTAATTTTCTGGTGGAAAGAACTCCCCGTATGCGAATTTTTCCGCGAAGCCCCTTTTAAACTCTGCGTCTTTTAGTATTACCGTACCGGTCTCGAACTGGTGACGAAGTTCTATCAAAGAAGAGTCGAGCTCTGTTATAGAATTTAGGACCAAAAGTTTTGTCTGGGCTGCTAGTTTGTGTTTGTGGGTATCAAGTGTGGAGTAGTTTATAGGGGCTCTAAGAGCTTTTCTAAGGGTTTTGATGGAGGATTCTCCAGAAGTTATTAGCTTTTCTACGTAGTTATTAAATTTCGATTCCGATGGGGCGTTGGGGCTGTTCACCCACTTAGACAGCAATTCTTTAGCCGTTCTAAAAGAGACAAGTTTAGAGTCCATGCTCGCCTTTATTTTATCAGGCTCTATGAAATCTATGTCCATTTTAAAATTTAAACCTTCAACAACTATCTCTAGTGCTTCTTGTATGTCCCCGGACAACCCTCTCATAATATTGCCAAGATATCGCTATTTCTCATCTTGTAGTAAAGATTACCTTTTATTTCGTACTCATGTTCGGAGTCCTCTAAGAAAGCCACAATGTCTCCCTCCCTTACCCCCTTGTCCATCAATTCCTTGTTAGGGTAAGACATTATTCCCACTAATGGCTTTTTACCGTTATAATCGTCTTCCTTTACCTCTAACCCGTTGGGTAATACTTCTGACCCGGCTGGGATAGGCTTTATGAATACAAATGGGGCAAGAGCGTTCCATTTATCACTACCTGCTTTCATATACATGAATATCTCGGTAACCGGGACAAAAAAGGTATTATCGGACATAGCGAACACGCTTGTCCTTTTTTTTCCTTTTGCTCCCCAAGACTCCCTACAGATATTATGATGGAACAGTAAAAAATCTCCTCTATCGACTATGGTCCCTTTAGGGGCATCAATAACCTTTCCAACACGGTTTATGTGTTCGACACTGTCTATGGAATTGTTGGTAGAGAGCTTGGTTCCGTCACCTAGTTCTATATAATTGTTGTAAGAGTCTTCTACTTGTACTATAAAATAGATTGTGGATTTCATGTATTACTCGAAGTTTAAATCGTACTCCGCTTCCAATATCTGCTTTTCGGAGATTGTCTTCCAGAGGACCTTTGCCGAACCTTTCTCGTTGGCCTGTACGTAAATATCCAGACCGCCTTCGGTTTCGCTTGGGATGATATCCGTGATTTTAATACTTCGTCCAAGGTAGCTTGCGCCCTTGACGTAGGCTATGCAGTTTGAGAAACTGTCGCCTACTGTTATCTTTCTGTAGTTTTTTGTTGCCATGTTAAGTGAGTTAAATTTGATTTACACACAAAGATACCATATATCTCGATGCGTAATATTTACACCCTTAATACCCCGACGTATTCAATAGTACCGACCCTGTGATATATAACGTGGTGTTATTGGGTATTATCTCCGCCTCCGCCCCATTTGCTATAAACCCTCCATACTCTCGGAGTATAATATTGTCCCCGGAGAAAGTGGCTGCATATTGCTCTTGGTTAAAAAGGCAGTTCATTACTTGATTGACTTGGTCTATTTCGGACGTAAGGGGTACCCCGGTTATTTGTAAAGTGCCTCCGAATCCGGCGCCGGAACTGCTGGACACTGTTATAATAATTACGTAATGTACTACGTCGTCTATCCTAACATACTTACCTACCTGCTCGCTCATAGAATAGGAGTAGTTTCCGTTACTGCTTATTAATACCGGTGTAAAATTACCTTTTGTTACTTCTACGGATGGTGTAATATCGTCCAAAAGGGCAACGGTCCCGGATTTGTCCGGGAGTGTGTAGGTTCTGGGAGATGTTATACCACTACCGTTAAATATATAAAACGTGTCCTCAGTATTGTCCCCGCTCCTATTAACTACGAGGTTATCGTCAGAAAAGCTTATAGAGGGAGACGCTGCTGCCTGTAATTGAGAGGGCACAAGGATGTTTGAAAATGTAATCCTGTTTGATGACGGATTGCTAACTCCAAACTGACCTATATTCAAACCTCCTAAATGGTCTGTTGCAGCGTTAAACACTTTCCCCGCTGTTATTGTCTGTACGGTATTAAGTGTGACCAGAGTCTGTATTTTATCGTACAGTACATTCTTGGTGGCTGCGTCCATATTTGCATCCCAACTTACTCCGTACTGAACGTCGCTTGCAGACGAGCCTCCTCCGCCCTCTTCGAAAACAAGACCGTCCTCTGTGTCGTTGACGGTCACCACTTTACCGGCCTGTCCAATATAGTCGGCGGGGGTATCGAATAATGTCGTGAACCTTGTGGCTGTGCCATTGGCCAAGCCTATGATGTCCGCTATCCTGTAGTTCCTCGTCCTTTTGAAGTCCTCCGGGTCCGTTCCTATAACATAGTCTTCAAATGTTGGTAGGGTGTCATAGTCATATATGTCTGTTCTGGATATTCTTGCCATTTTGTTTTTGTATTTTTAAGAGCATAAATCTGAAGAGCCTACAAATTCAGTGCCCGTCCATTCCCTTCTTCTGGCCCCATCTGAATACCAATTGGAGGGTGCCAAGTAATAATTTCCGGACACTAGTATATAAAGAGAATCTGCTGTTATAAGGTTTGTTCCGTTAGGGACGTAGTAGTCCTCCGGAGAAGCCGAGAAGTCTGAACACGCAGCACTTCCATCAATGCCCGTTCCTAGCGGTATTAAGTCCGTATCTATGTTACCATAGTTTCTAAAATTAAGTAAAGAGTTCTTGCTTCCAGAGTAAGTGGGGTCAAAAAAATCATCGATTGCATTTGCGAACAGAGCTACAAGCCCGGTATGCCCGCCGCCTATATTTGTTTGTACGTCTGTCGCGCTGAAGGTTGCTGTGTTCGGAACTGCCATTATAATGAATTTACCAAAAGTTTAAATTTCTCCTCCAATAGCTCCAACCCCTCTTCGAGAGAGCTTATCTGATTGTCCTTTTCTGCCAGTTTCTTAACGAACAAATCGATGTATTTTACACTAAGCTCCCCTTTTCCGTTTTCGAAGACGAGTTCTGGCGCATACTTTTGCACATCCTGTGCTATGACCCCGTACCTCTTCTCTCCGGGGAAATCTTTAAGTTCGAACTCTTTCCATTTTACTGGGAAGTTACCGACTTTAAGGGTTTTTATATCCTTCTTTTTTCTTTTGTCGGAGGTAAGGACAAAGTTAGGGGCGTTCATGTTTCCTCCTGAAAATATTGCCTGTTCCACTCCCAATCCGCCCGCTGTCAATATCAATGCCCCTGTATCCTTTGATGTGGAGTTCGTTCCGTTCGTGTTTGTCGTGGCCGCATTGACACGCATATAGTTTGCTCCTTGCTGCCCATCCAACAAGTCGGCATCAAGTCCGCTGCCTTCTCCGTCGTTTCGACTTGTCCAAACAGTGCCCGTACCCCCAGAATCCGTAAACGTAAGACCGTTAACGCCGCCTCCTGCCACCAAATTTAAGTTAGAGTTGGCAACATCGTTCCTTAAAAATACGTCTGAATTGCTTCCGCTAGCCATCCCCACATAACCTTGTCTGGTAGTTCCGTTTGATTCAAAAAAACTAAAAAAAGCTACATTCCCAGTCCCTGACCCACTTCCCGTTATACCACTATTAGCGGCCATTCTAAGCGTCCCTGTTGTCGTGTCGTTTGTGTCTTTTCTCAACCACCTAACATCCCCCAAACTATTAAAATCCGTAATTCCATAGCCTCCTATGGTTGTTGGCTTGGATGTCAAACTGGCAAATGCATGAGTATGGTTTCCCTCACTTACCGTACCTGCCGAAGTTCCAAAATTTTTATTGAAACCGGTATTTTTTGAGAATGAATTTTCTTTTCCGTTAAGGGCACTCTGCAAATCAGTCTGGTCAGAAAGAGTCCCTGTTATAGCCCCCCAAGGTATGGATTCCGTACCTCCTACGCCAACATAAGTACTCCCTGACCACCTGTACAATCTATTGGTGTCCAGTGCAATATAAACCTTCCCAATCTCTCCCGTTACAGGAAAAGAGGCTAAATCGTCAAACTCTAAAACATCGTCTACATATGAGGGTAAATAGGAAGAGTCTATAAGTGATGAACCGTTTAGTGGCACATATCCATTTGCTTGGCCTTTCTCTGACAATAATTGGTACCCTGATAACAGAGTGTCTGTTTCAGTGTCAGTGTAGTAGTCATCAAAACCTGTATAAGACGCCAAGTCGGTTATCTCAGATGTAGTATGAGTATGGCCTAACAAAGAGTAGAAGTCGTCATAATCCTCCTCCATTGCAACCACCTCGGCAGTCCTTCCAAATACGGAGGACACTCCCGCAAGTATCGTTCCCCACACCCCGTCCCCCCTTAACCAAGTTGAGGAGCTGGCCGTTCCAGCAGCATTTATATCAGAAATGTCTACAGATAGTAGGTAGTCCTGTAGGTCCGTAATATCCGCCTCCACATGAGTATGCGCCAACGGAGTCCTTGCATCAGATAGACGGGAGTCGTCTGTATCTATAAGAGTTGCATCGGATATAAGAGAGTTTAGCTCCGACAACGTATCTATGTCCTCCGGCAACAGGTAGTCCTGTAAATCGGTTATATCCGACTCTACGTGAGTATGTGCCGTAGGTGCGTCCCCGATGAACATAAAGTCTCCGTCGGATAGAGAATTATTAAACTGTACCTTTGTCCCAGAAATACCTACAATAGAAGTTTGGTCCCCAGTGTTCGTTCCTGTAACCGCATCCAAAGCGGCGCTCCAAGCCTGTACCGTAGACCCTATATCGGCTGGTAGTAGATAATCTTGTAAATCTGTTATGTCCGACTCTGTGTGGGTGTGTACCAGAGCGGCGTAGAACGAAGAGTAGTCTCCAAACTGACCAGTTACTGCTCCGGTCCTGCCGAACACGCTGAACACACTGCCTACTCCAGATGGGGGTACCATTACCCAAGCATTATCCTGCCTTAGGTAAGGCTGGCCGTCAGCGGGAGCGTCTGTGAAGTAGCCATAGCTGGGCAATAGACCGAAGACCGTGTCTATCCTATATGACTTTGTTATCCTTCCATCTCCTTGGTCGGACCCTACTAAGAACGAAGATGCCTCTGGTACGGTGTCAAAAACATAGACGTTGGTATTTTTTATCCGCGCCATGGTTGATTATTTTTATGAAGAGCTATTCTCTTCCGCTACATAAGTAAGTGTGCCCAAGAAGTTTCCTGTGTACAATCCGTTGTTCTGTATTCCAATGTTTCCGAAATTGTCTACGGTAACAAATATAAATCCGTCTGACTCTCCAGAGTATATGTCATTTCCTATAGATACCCTAACTTGTTGATATGGCCTAAAATTTTCCGGAAGAGGTGCGTCGAATAGTCCGGAACCGGTTGTGGGTGCTGCGGATATCGTTATATTAAAAAATATTGTAACAACACGTCCGTATTTTGTGTACGACACTGCGCTGTCAGAGAAAGTTGGGTCCATATCAACTCCGAAAGGCAGGCTCGTCCTCTCGACAAACTCCGGGGCCCCTAAGTTAAGGACATCCGATATCTTATAATTACTAGTCCTTAAAGAATTTTCCGCGTCCGTCCCTATAAGGTAGTCGTCCGCAGAGACCGATTCGTCATATGGATACCTCTCTGTATTCTCTATTCTTGCCATCTTTTATTTTCTAAGTCTTATTTTCCAAGTTTTTCCCAACCACGCTCGGCCCTCTGTGTCGTAAGATATGGATATAGTGTTGTCTCTTTTGTTCTGTATAATTATATTACCTTTTAGCACCGGCCTGGTACTTATCCCGGGCAATGTGGGAACTCCTGCCTCTGCCCCTATAAATACTTTTGTCCGTGTTTTTATCTCTACGCTGTCCTTTACTGTTATATAGTAAGGCTTTGTGGTATATTTTACCGACTGTTCCAATAGTTTTCCTCGGGTCTTACTGTAAACATTTATCGTCTGTAGGGTATCCTCGAATTTTTGATTGTATTCGTTTATCCTTATGGCCTCCCTGAACATACTATCCTTCTGGATACTGTCCCTTAATTTCTTGTACTCTCCGTAATACACCGAATCTATCTCCTTTACCTTTACTGGGTAAGGAACTGGTTCGTATACAGTGTCGAATACCTTTTCTACGCTGGGAACCTCTACGCGCACTTCTACGGGCACGTATTGCTTAATAGGCTCTTTTCCACACCCCCTTATCATAAGTATCGCCAGAACGCTAGCTATGGCCCAAGGGAGGTATTTAATATACTTTTTAACTTCTTCCATCGATATAATTTATTACTCCCTGACCTATTTTCTCGGCTACCTTTTTTTGAAAACTAACGTCTCTTAATTTTAAAAAGTCGGAATAGTTATCGAAAAATAATATCTCCAAAAGTACGGCAGGGCAGTTTGTTTCCCTTATTACTTTAAAACTGGCCTCTTTGTCCTTGTCCCCGTCGGATAGGTCGTACCTCAACTTCAAGCTCATTTCTTTATATAGTCCCTCAACTGAATCCGCTATGTCCTCTGCCAAGAAGTCGCTCTCTGTTTCTCCTTCTGTAGTAAATATCTCAAACCCCGTAGCGTTGTGGCTAGGGGAGGCGTTGCAGTGTATAGATATGTAAATAGTCTCGTTTTCGTTGTAGTCGTTAGAAAAAGAAACCCTTTTGTATAGAGGCACGTCCTTAGGGTCTTCCGGTCTTACGGTAAAAAGTACCCTACAAGTACTGCAATCTATTAAAAAGTCGTACAAGTGCTTACTTATCTCCCTGTTTATCTTTCCCTCGTAGGCTACCTCTCCATTATCGTGCTTGAACATTTTGTCCGGAGCGGTGGTATATCTTCCGGAACTATCTATCCCGCCATGGCCCGGGTCGAGTATTATATTCCTTACCTTCATCTTTCTAGTTCTTTACTATAGTCCCGTACTTCCTTTCGTAGTATGCCAGACTTGAGCTTTGTTTTGCTATAAAAGCCTTCTGTTCTTGTACTATCTCCTTTAGTTCTTGGTTTATTACCCTAAGATGTCCTATCTCCTCCTCCAGTCTTATCATGGAATTTTTAAAAGATTGCTCCAAGTCGGTTATCTGTTGCTTGTACCTGTTGGGCAAATCGGTGAGCATCTCTTGATAGATGTCAACTTTCTTTTGGAGATTATCCAATGAAATACTTTCTTGGTCTTTTTCTTCCCTCTTAAGGTTTAGGGTATGTAATATTTTACCCTTGCTGAACCAAGCCACTACCGCCGTGATTGCGGGTATGATATAGTCTTTTAGGTCTTCGAAGTTCATAGTTATTTAGTGTGTTTATTGTTTATTTTTTACCTCTTGCCCTTTTGTCCCCATTGGAATCTGATTTAGACCCTCTATTTTTTGAGCTGTCTTTAAAAACTATTCCTCTACTAGTATGGGATGCGTCTTTCCCCGTAACATTCTTACCGTTTTTTTTAGCTGCATACCTTGCCGAGCCAGCCTCAGACCTTTTTTTCTTTTGTTCAGGTCTAGCATTGACCTTTTTATCCGTTGCAGCCTTAGTACGCCTTGCTGCCGGATTATCTCTATAATATTTCGCCGAAGCGCTTAAATCTTTAATTTTCTTTTTTGGGGGGGCCATATATAAAATCTGTTTTATTAGTTCTTGTTCCTTTTAACATTTTCTTAAAGTGTGCGTAGCTAAATCCCTCTGTAGTGTAAAAAGCCTCTATAATAGAGTTATAACACTCTCCTGTCTTTACATTAACTACTTTTATAGCTGCACGATTTTTACCCCCTCTTTGAGCTTCTCCTATCTTCCGCTTAGTCTCTTTTGACATATATCTTCCCCCAATACCCTGACCTCCCCTTGCATAGTTACACAATAATCCTCCTTCGAAAGATAATCCGTACAAGCTTATAAATTCTTTTTCTTTTTCTATTATCTCTTCTTTACAGCAAGTTTCGTACATTATCTCTACATCCCTTCCGCACTTTTTATAAATATTTTCCCAATGTCGGCCTCTTTGCCTAGTAGAGAATGCTCTGGCATATAAAGTACTATACAATCTCGTGTTAGTTTTGGGCTCAGTGCCTACTCCTATATAAAAAGGTTTTCCTGTATCTTTTCTTATGTGCCTGTATAAGTAATATACTGATTCCATGGTTACAAATATACAATAAAAAAAGGGAATCTAAAAGACCCCCTTTGGTAATTATTACTTCGTACCCGTACAATGACCTTCGCTGAGGCTCGGTCAATTCGTTGCTGTGTACGAGGGCGGAGAAATTCCGATAATCCCTTCGCTTTTTGGAAAAAGGTTGGGGTCGTCCAGCTCATTCCAATCGATTGGAATTATTCCATCCGGACCTTCTTTACCTTCCTCTAAATTCATTACGTACTGCTTTCCAAATCCTTTCATTTTTTCCATATTGATTATTTAACCGCTGTTCCTTACCTTTTCGTTAAACACTTTAAACAAATCTACCAACTGCTGGTCCCTCTTGCTCCTACTCCTCACTATTACATTCCTCCTATCACTCATCGGTATCTCCTCTTCCAACATGCACATCCTGTGTATCTTCTTCACAAGCTCGTTGCCTTTATGACTAAGTACGTAATAGCTCTTCGACCCGCTTTTGTTCCACAGGGACACCCAGCCATCCTCCTTAATCTTCCTTAAAAGACTGTACTCGTTTACTCCCATCTCCTTCAATGCCCTATTAAACTGCCCTGCCGTAAATATGTGAAGGGGGTACAGGTAGAAAAGTATGTCTAGGTTTCTCGAGGTAATACTATAGTTCCTTTTAGCCCAAAACTTTATTAATGGCAGGTACTGCAAAAAGTTGTACTCCATGTTAGAGACCCTTACCTTTTGCTTGTAAGCTTTTTGTTTTTTTAACGGCATCCTTTTAAATAAAATATCCTTCTCCACACTTTCGTGTATGAACCCTTCGTACCTCCTTCTTTTATTAAGCCTATCTTCCAGTTCCATTTCATGCGAAGATAGTAAAAATATTTATAACCTCCAAATAAAAAGCCCCCGTTTATATCGGAGGCTTTGTAAAAAATAAATAGTAAGTTTAAAAATAGATTAGGAATCTGCGGTAGGGGTCAGTGTGTATACGTCCCCGGCCTTTTCGATGTCCCATACAAATGTTTCGAAGGGAGTGAAGCCCTTTAACGTTACGTCTGTGTATACTGCGTCGCCACCTCCGCCTGTAAGGGTAGCCCCGGATACGGAGATAGTAGTGTCGCCGGTATCTTCTGCCAAAGTTACGGCATTGCCGGCCTCGCCAGATACGGTAGTAGTGATTGTAACCACTCCAAGTGCTGAGGTTGCCGATACGTCCCCTAGAGTACCCTCTCTATCATCATTGTTTATAGAGTCGGCTAAATCGGCCGCATCCACAGTATCGGTACCGTCTATTGAAAATTCCGTATTATCTGCCTTAGCCCCAGTAACTGCGGTATAGACCAATCCGTTTATGGTAACAGTGTCGTCGGCCAAAGCTGTGGCCAGTGTAACTGTCCCAGAGGCGAATCCAGAAACGGCTGCTATGTCCTCCAACTTGTCCACGAACTTAAGTGCAGCTAGGGCCGACCTGACGGTGTGGGCATTTGCATTTGCAACTATTTCAATATCCAAAGGCCTTCTGGCCGATAGGGCCGGATTTTTATATAGTCCGGAATTGGGTGTAATTATCTCGGATACGAATGCCAGTGTGTAGGTTCCGGTATCTATAGTCACATCCCATAAAGAGCTGTTGAACGGGTCTGCGGAAGCCCCTTTTACATTGGTATAGGCCCCGTCCGCAACCTCATCCTTCTGCATCTCTGCAATTTTATAAAGTGCGCCTTTAAGGCTCTCTATCGCCACGGAATCACCGGAAGGGGCTTCTATGTTTATGGCCGGTAAGTAGGTCAGTGCATTTTGTTTTAGTGCCATCTTAGTTTGAGTTTGCTGTTGTTGTTAGTGTGTACAGGTCCGCTAGTTTAACAACGGTCCATTCGTATGTTTTGAAAGGAGTGGAGCCCCTTACAGGAACTGCTGTATACGTAGCGTCACCGGTAGCTCCCGAACCTGATTTGGCCACCCTGTCCTCTACTTGCTCGATAAAACTGAGCACTGCCAAGAAAGACCTCATGGTACAGTTATTAACTGTGCTGGTCTTTAAGATATCAACTGCACGTCTTGTTGACAGGGCAGCAAGCCCCACTCCCAAGTCTTGACTGGATACCTCGGATACGAACGTACATGTATAGGTCTCCCCTGAACCGGAGATTACTATGTTCCATACGGATTTATCAAAGGGGTTGTTCCCTACCGCCACTTCCGCGTTGTACGTCCCGTCAGCCCTTGATTCGGACTGGAACTGCGCAATCTTGTTGGCCAGCCCCCTGAACGCCTCTACGGACGCTGCCGCGTTACCTGTCGGAAGTACTAAATCCACTTGTGGTAGATAGGCCAATGCCGCTATTCCTTTTGCCATTATTATGTGTTTTTATTTGTTACACAACAAAGATAGCAAATCTATTTTAATAGGTTTTGACCCCTATCACGAATTAAGTATGCCCTTGACTACCTTGTTCGTGGTAATACAGTGTCTTATGTACCCCTCTACCGTTTCGGCGTCCGTAAAATTACATTTGGACAACAGCATCGTCTTTATCTGGGAGAGCTGCTTAGGGCTCTTGTCTATCAATCTGGATATATCTAGGCTCATAGGGTTTGACTGTAGTTTATTATCCATTTGGCATCTTTTTCTATCGTTATTATCGGGTGTTTCCTGAAATCTATGTACGCCCCTCCGCATATTACATCACAGGACACGGAAGGCGGAACAGGACGCTCGCCACAATTTGTAATAACGTCCCATAAATCGTCTCCCCTTGAAAAAATGGTAAAATTTGGGCTGGTCGTCATAATCCTTTTCCCCTAACTACCTTAATCATCTTATCCTCTAAATCCTTGGCCAAATCCATTTGGTTGTATGGCACACTTACGGAATGGGCACTTACTTCTATCACCCTCCCGTCGCCGTTGCACTTGGTGCAGGTTGCCCACTCCCTAATCCCGTAATTTTCCTTTTTACCACTGCCTTCACAAGAAGGGCATAATTTAATCGTTATCATATGCTTATTTTTTGGTTATACTTCCGTCTTTCCGGCCCCACCCCGGCATATTCTGCCAAGACCGTCCGCTGACCCACGGGCAAGCTTTTCCTTGGCCCTTGACACTATGTCCAAAGAGTAATCTATAAAGTCCTGCCCGTCCTCAAAACTGGTCACCTCCTCAAGAGCCTCCATGAACGCGGACGAAAATTCGTCAAGTGTGTACCTATCTACCCTCATTTCTCGTACAGGTCTATAAGATTGGACACCTGAATGGGGTAAAACCTGTTTCCCCTTGAAGTCTTAAAGCCCCCTTTGTTCAACGCATCCGCAATCTGCTTCAAAGAGTTTTCCGACCTCATCCTAGACGCCATAGCGTACGCCCTGACGTTGTTCTGGTCGGCTATGGCCTTGGCCCTCCTAGTCCTCTTGGAACGCTCCCTAGCCTCATCCGAGAGGTTCTGGGGATTACCTAAGGACGTTATCCTTTTGCCTTCCTTAGTGATGTGAAAACCGTCCCTATTGATATTTCCCTTAATTTGTCCCAAAGCATCCTTTACACGCTGCCTTGTCTTATCCTTCTCTTCCTTGGCGACTAGGAACTTGATGTGTTTTGAGAAGGTGGTATCGTGAGGGGAGTCGGCTTCAATAAAAGGGATGCCTTCTTCGTCCAGCCTCGCTATGGTCATGAAGCCGGCGCGGGACAGCCTGTCGATACGGTGGACGATAAGTACAGCTCCGTGGAACTTACAGAGTTGCAGGGCACGGTCAAATCCGTCCCGAACTGCCGCTCCTCCGGAGATTATTTCTTCCTCTATAGCCACGACTGTTCCCCCATACTGAGCTATAAACTTATTAATGGACTCCCTTTGGACCTCCAATCCAATACCCCCCCTTTGAGACTCGGTACTGGCACGTACATAACCTATAAATTTTTTATCTTTATACATATTGAAATTCATTTATTTTAAAACTTATAATCATTAGTTCTTGAACTCTATTAACAAATATGTTAGTTTGGCAACCACTGCCGAGCTCCCGAGCTCCATGTCCCTAAGCTCGTGGGCAAGGCCCTGTCGGAGGTAAAGGTCTACTGTGGGGGCCATTATTATTAGTTTCATACCTCTCTTCTATTTTCGTTCACAGCAAATATAGAACAAATAATCGGTTTCAACAAACTTTATGGTAATTATTTTTAAATTATTTTTTATCGTGCAGTAAATCAGGGAGTTATGAGGGACTGTGAATTTTTTATAAAAATAATGGTGGTATTGTTTGGTGATTAGAATATTTTTTGTATATTTGTACTTATTGACATTACGGAGTGACAATTTACCCAGACCACTTAAAAAGCTAGGGGAACAAGGAGAAAGAGGTAGTAGGACTGCCCGAAGTATCCGACCGTCTTAAAACAAGTATTCCTTGTAGCATGGGGCCAGTTGACGGGGGCCAAGCATCTTTGGGCCCGCGGGGGTCGTGTTAGTGTTAGCAACAGGGAGGTAGAGGACTAAACACCCTTGGGAGATATACCCACACCCGTTCAGAGTCAGTTTCAAGACAAATGAACGAGCGTTACGACAAAGCAATATAAGGAAAACCCTTATTTTTGTTTAAAGCGTAGCGTTCCCCGTTAGATATCGTTTCAATACTATTATAGTAGTTACTTAATAAAGTAGTAAATATTTAATAGGTACTTATATAGTAGTTACTTACTACATAAGTAATACTTATAGAACCTCCCCCCCGAAGAGGGGTAGAACTTTGAAGAGAAGGAATAGTATAAATAATTTGGGCCGAAGATATCAAAGGCTAAAAATGTCAATTTAAATACATCTCGCTCACAAGGTCCTCAATTTTATTGTTATCCAGCAGGGCCAAAACGTACTTACTACTGTAGTGCATTATGGAAGTGGTGTCATTAGAGTGGCCCATACCTTGTGAGTGGCCTACCTCATGTGCCATTATAAGCAAAATCTTCTCTTTGTACTTGCCCTTAAAAAAGGCATCCAATTGATAGGTGTTTATGTACACTTGATTTGTGTGCTTATTATACAGGCCTTCCAAAGACTTTCCTTGCAACACCGGGTCGTACGGGAGTGAGTCCATACTCTGTATGCTGGATACCTTGGAGTAGCCTATTACGATGCCTTTGGAGACGTAGATAGAGTCCAGCTCATTAAAGTATTTCAGTAGTCGAGCCTCTACGTGGGGCCTTCCCATCTTTTGTTCTTGGACGTAGTTAATGGGGCCGTGGTCGAAGGTGAAACCGAAGACGGTCAGTGTAAGGGCGAGTAATATAAATCCTTTTATCATGAATACAATATAACAAAAAAATCATTACCTTGCAACTATGAACTACAGAAAACATAAAATATCGGAAAAGGCCTCCGACCCCAATAAAAAGGTAGCGAGGCTGTACAGAAGGAAGGATTCAAAGATAAAGGACGCCCTCTCTTTCAAGACGCCCAATAGTACGAAATTGGTATAGAACGCCCGGGAGTATTCGAAACCCCGTCTCCAAGTTCGTAGCTTGGTATTCTTCCGCTGAACTACGGGCGTATTTGTACCGGAGGTGGGACTCGAACCCACAAAAACCCTTGGGTCTAAGCCAAGATACTCTGCCATTCGCTTTTACGTCACTCCGGTAAATATGTGTGTCACCTCGGATTCGAACCGAGACCTGCAAGGTCACAACCTACTATGCTCACCGTTTACAACAATGACACCATGTTAGTTGGAGCAGAAGGGGTCGAACCTCCGAGAGTTGGCTCAAAACCAACCATGTTACCACTACATCATACTCCAATTATATTCGTACTACCACGGGTAATCGAAACCCGATTTCAAGATTGAAAGTCTTGTGTCCTGACCATTTAGACGATGGTAGCATTAGGGCCATTGTTTTTTAAAGAGTTAAACGGCCAAACGTCTCTTTGTAGGGGAGGTAGGCCTCGAACCTACATATCTCCGGCTTCCAAGGCCGGCACGTCACCAATTTTGTCACTCCCCTAAAATAAAAAAGCCCCCACGTTTCCGGGGAGGCTTAATACGATAATATAAGTTTCTTACATCACACCATACCTATCCCTACCAGACGATTATTTCCGGTTGCTCTAGTAGCTGTGTATGTAAGTTGCGTACCGCAACAAATCGTGTTGTTTTCATGATGGTACAAATATAAGTAAAATTATAATACAAACCAAATTTATCGTTGTTTTTTTCTAATAAAAGTTTTTACCAGAGTTTTTTGGGGAGAGTCTTTATCCTCTTTGTAGAAAAATACGCAGATAACCTCATTGGCACCTGTCCTGTCGGACACTTCTGTAAGTTTCTCGAAGAACGTTTCGTATTCGTATATAGTGGCTATCAGTACAGGCTCCGGCATAGGTTTAAAAACTTGTATGCTGTCCAGAACGGGCTCCTGTGAGAACACTATAGACGAAATCAATAGTGCAAGTCCTAAGAATAGATTTTTCATATTACTTTTTCTTTTTTACGGTTGAGGATGCTTTTTTGCCGATGCTGGGACCAAAGTTACCTGCCTGATATACCCCCCTCGCTTTTCTGGCACTGGGGATAGTATCTTTTTTGGCCATTCTGGACATGTGCTGGCTCTCGGACTCTCCTCTTTTGTTGGCAGGGGAGCCGGAGAAGTATCCTGCCATGGACTTCTTGGCCGCATTCTTTTCGAGAGAGCTTCCATATTTTACCGCTGCGTAGTACGGGCTTATCGTGTCGTTAGCTTTGGAGGTGGATTTTTTTTTCTTGTCCTTGTCCCCCGGCCCGTTTTTTGTTGTTCTTCTTGCCATTGTTACATTTTTAATGTTAAGTTGTAAAGGTACAAAAAAGAATTTAAATGGAATTGGGGCATAAGCTATAGAATTTCGTACAGGACTTTAACCTCCGAATAACAAGTTTGTAGCCAGTTCCCCTAATCCTCTTGAGTACCGCAACGTTCTAGATAATGAAGCTCTTTGTGGCAATTTGCGCAGAGTACTACACACTTTCTCATCTCCTCTTTAAGGTTAGACATAGAGAAATCTCTAGATATAGCTCTACAGATTTCTGTTTTCTTATCCCTGACGTGATGAAATTCTAATACATAATCTCTCTTATCTTTACACTTAGAGCACCCAACCAATCTTTTATATCTATTTACAAACTTGTATAAATACTCTCTCCACCTTTTACCCCTCGCATTTATTTGTTCTTTTACTTTACCTACTTTCTTATACCTTAGTCTGTAATACTCTTTAAGACACTTTTTACAAGAGCCTCGTCTTTTATTTTTAGCCTTATTTCTAAAATCAAAATTATCTAGTGTTTTACTTTGATTACAAGTTGTGCATATTTTCATATAACAAATATACGAAAAAGAGTTGAACTGTTTTTATACCCCTTCAACTCTTAGTGGGGGAGGGGGGATTCGAACCCCCGTCTCTGAGTTTTCAGCCCAGCGCTAATTACCACCTCAGCTACAACCCCATAAAAAACAAGCATCTGGAAATTTTATCAATTTTGGGCACGGTCATTAAGTGCGTTGCTTTCATCCAGCGACCATCACACCGTTTCACGGCATAAGCTTGTTTTTATCTGCGCGACCCCAAGGAATCGAACCTTGCCCTTGCACGGTTTTGGAGACCGGCTGCACACCATTGTGCTGAGAAGCATTTTAAGCGACTAGGGTAGGATTCGAACCTACGATGGGATATTATCCACTGGGTTAACAGCCCAGACCGTTCGGCCACTACGGCAACCTAGTCGTTTAGAAGAGGGGAAGGGATTTGAACCCTCGGAAGTGTTTATACCTCGGCAAGTTAGCAACCTGCTGCAATAAGCCTCTCTGCCACCCCTCTGTTTGTAGTGGGTAAAGGAATCGAACCCTTACCAGTCACCCGATAGCCGGGGGTTCAAATCCCGTTCGCAACCTTTGCGCTACCCACTAATTGTTGCACCGTGCGGAATCGAACCACTCCCCTTTTACAATAACTGTTTTAGAGACAGTCTGCCAGAACCACTGGCTTTACGTTGCAGTATAAAAACAAAAAACCCCTCGTT